TCATTTGCTTTCAACTGAAATTGATATGTCATCATCAAAATCCTGTTCAGGGAAAATATCCGCACCTTCAAATTGCAGAGGAGCTAAAATAATTCGCTCACTCCACGCGCTTACTCTGGCAAATCCGTCCTGATTCACCATCCCTACCGGATACGACACCTCACAGCGAATTTCTTTATTTGCCGCATCATAATAATACAGAACGATATAAGTTCGGGTGCTATCTATCGGCGTGATCTCAGCTTTGCCTGAATGTAAGGTATCTGCTTGGAACATATCGAATGTACCCGGATTGTTGTGAACAATCGAGCGAGTTGCCTCTCCCTTTGCATTTTTGGTTTTAGGCAATCCATCAGGACGCCCGGTATGTCCGTCACCTGAGGTAATAATCAGATTAACCCCTTTGCTTGAATTAACGACCATTTCCATGCGATTGACTACTTCAGAAGACCAGCCGTTACCCTTACCAATCAGAATACGGCGAAGCGCGGCAACCATCTCACTCCAAAAGCGGAATCCAGCATCCACTTTAGGGTGGAGCTTACTGGATTTGCGTCGCTCGTATAAAGCAGACATTAACGCATCGCGAATATCATTTTCTGTAAAGCCCAGTTTACTAAGTACAAAATCCGAATCAATTCCTGTATGCAGAACACAATGAGGCATATTCATGAAAGTTTCTCCCATCACTTTTACTTCATGATTTTATCATAAAATTTATGAAAAAATCAAGAAGTGACACCCTACAAGCGATTGTAGACTTTCTCTTGTTTTCTTACGTTCCTGCTCTCCAATTGCGCAATTGATTTCTTCAACAATGTGAGAGTACACATCATAAACCTCCGACTGCAGCCAGCAACCGGAGCCTCATTCTTCAGATACCAGAACAACTCACTGCGACCTATTCGTTACTCAACATTAAATGCTCGTATCGCATCTAAATCCTCCAGAGTGTCTAACGCTTCTTTCTTCTCTCGCTGACGGCGATAAATCTCGTCATTGCGTTCAACAACAGCCTGCGCCATTGCTGCTGCCAGTTCTTCCGGTTCCGGCATTGACAGCTTCACCTGCTGGTTTTCCGCATCGCCCCATACCATGGTTTTTCGCGCTGTGTCAGACTTTGATGCCATTACTGCCGGATAAAGACGAGCCATTGAGTCGGGGCCAGCATTCCAGGTGCGACCGTTCCATTCGAACGTGAACGGCTGCGCTTCCTGTTCTGTGCTCCACACCTCGATTTCCCGCTTTCTGGCATCCTTTCCCACGGCGATAAGTTCTGACGTGACGGTGAACGCAGGGCTGTCCAGTGGCGCTTTTGTTTTCGTCTCGTCCGTGACGGTTTTGACAGCCTTTGGCGTGGCTGCCAGTTCTTCGCTGTCGTTGTCTGTATCACTACAGAGTTGCGCCAGACCTTTTTTGTCGTGGAAGCATTGCTTCCCTTCAGATCATCAACTATCCATTGCGCCTCGTCCCTGTGCTGTTTCGCGCTCTGCTGCGCCTGCACCACAGTTTCCTGTCACCACATCGGCAACTGTGCGCATCACACCTCTGAGGTGTTTACCCGGGATTTCAGAGTTATGTGGCATCCGTACATGGGGATGCCTGCGCCATCAATCAGTGCACCTGATATCACTACAGACATAGTTTTTCTCGCGATAAATTAAATCAGGAAGAGGCTTCCAGAGAGACGGGCCATTCAATGGCGTTATATGAGGTTTTATCAGTGATGGTGCTGAAATCCATCGCCTGCAGCGATTTCGCGTAAATGCGGTACGCTTTCAGCTTCTCCCTGTCGTCGTCACTGATTAATCCCAGCAGCAGGTCTTTTTCCCATTCGCTGGTCATGATGCTGACCCGTTGTAACAGGGCATCGCGCTCATCTTCCGCTTTAAGTTTGTAGTCGAAGACAAATTTATCGTCGCGGTAAAACCAGTAACCAGGCACGGTAATACGGCGGTTAGCGGTAATATCAGGAACTTCAATAACACTGGCGTTACGGGGTTCAATGCCTGTCACATCCTTACCAACCCAAACCACGCGCCCGTCTCCGGTGTAAACCATTTTTATGGTGTCACTGGCAAAATTTTTCAGCTCTTCATACCAGTTTTTGTCATCTTCCGAAAAAAGCCAGGTGATACCATGTTGTTTTGTCATCTGATATTGTTCTGCGGTTTTCGGATTGCCTGCAGTAATATTTTTTAAATGCAACATTGTTAAACACTCGCCACGTTATACCAGGTGCCGTTAATCAGTTTCTGAAGCGGTCGGTAATACACGCCGTTGACGTTATCCGCTGAATTTTTACCAGTATCCGATATCGATATCCCTGACAATCCGTGTCCCGCAGGAGCGTGATATGTCCAGGAGATTACATTGCTGCCAGGGTTGTAATACATTTCGGAACCATAGCGCACATCCTGCACTCCCTCTGTTCGCTGCTTATACCTTGCATCAAAGTTTCCGTAGTCTGACGGTGTTACCCTACCAGAAATGTTCATGGCCCTGTTGCTTTGTAGCGTCCCGTTCTGAAAACGGAATATATGCTGGCCATTGGCATAAATATCCAGCAGGCCGTCGCCATTCTGCTTTATACCCGTATCGTTATCCCCGAAAGCAATTGAGTTTCCGCCCAGCGCGTTCTGAACGCCGATACCCAGCGCACCATTGACCTGCGAACCACCGCCAACAGACACTTTATGCGACATGGATATTTCGCCCGTCCGCAGATTAATAGTGAACGGGCGAAGTGGACCAATATCGCCGTTTTCGCCCTGATTTTCCCTGGTAGGAATGAGATGCAGGCACTCTTCCGAACGACGAAAAATCAGACCAAAGGCTTCGTTGAAAATCCTCAGCGCATTAACACCACGGATTTTCAGCTCCCCGGTCATCAAATCACCAGATTTTTTTACATATCGCAGATCAAAATCTGAATAGATATTGCCGGGGTTTATCACACTGAAATAGCTTTTCTCGCTATCAAGAAGGCAAATCAAAGGAATACCCTTAATGATATCATTCGCTACCAGCTCGGACTTGTTCCCCTTATAAAGTGGGAACGAACCAAGAACCTTTCCGCCTAGTGTTAATTGAAGCGTCGCGGCGTTGGTATTGTTCTGAACGGGGAAAACGATAATCGGAGTTCGTAGCGTCCAATCTGTACCTCCATTAACAAAAAACGTCGAGGGAAGTTCCAGCGTCAGTGCGTTTGCAGTGCCGCCAGCAACACCCGCAATATAATGACCGCTCTGAAGCTGCGCTATCTGTACGAAATAGTTTTCCGAACCACGCGTGGCAAAGTTAGCCACAACATCATTAAGGGACCAACCTTTCGCGGTTGTTCCTTCCTGCCCACGAATGACTTTCAACACATCACCGCTTACCGATACCAAATGACAAATCTCAAATGCAGACTCTTTATTATCGGTAAGCGTAATTTTTGCATAGACGCGTTGCCCGTTCGATTTATTTTCAAAATCGGCAGAAAGCAATTTTGCAAATTTAGCTCCCGTGCCCGGCATCACCGGAATATCAGTCTGAATCGTCGTAATATCACCAGCCAGTGCTGAAACAACGTTATTTCCGAATCCAAGAATCATTTTTGAATCACCGTTGTTGCATAGGAATAAATAAAAGGGAGTTTTACATATTTCTGGTCAATGGCATCTTTCAGAAAATAGCCTATACCATCACCATATTCTGGTATCTGAATAGAAAAAACACTGTCCGATACAGTCACGCTCACATCAAAAGTGTGCTGCAACGGCGGGTCTATTCCGTTTTTCCCATGAATGAACCGTGCCACACGGCGCTTTAACCAGTCAATGCAGAAATGCGAACCGTCAGCCTTATAAAAATTCCAAGTTAATATTCGCTTGAAATAATCATCCGGAACATACGATGCCTGCCCCGGAACATAATTCCGCATTGCCGCATAAGGGATTGTATTGTATTCAATGGTATCGTATGCGCCGCGTGCAATAGCCTCCTCGGAAACCTGTAGTAAAGGCCTTTCAACGCCATAAATCCCGAGAGCAATCCAGTCCAGCAATTGCCCGGTTATTGATTCCGATGTCCAGCATGGCAATGCCAGATTGTTGAGTGAATCGAGGTATTCCTGAGCAATTTCATTGTATGCATCAAAGAACGCAACAACATTCGGATCATCTCTGTACTGCACAAACGGATAAGCAGGGAGAATTTTTTCAGTCAGATATTGCATACTTGTTAACTTGAACCTGTGATACCACCGTCGAAAAATAGGAATAGGTATCGCCATAAACCAGGCTTGTGTCTTTTGCCGGAGGAACAATATGGCCATTAATGCCAATGCTCACACTGATTGTTGAGATCAACGTCGCATCAACCAACAATCTGACGGAACTGGTAAAAATATCCTGGATTCGCAGCAGATTTATCGGGTGTCCGACTTCAATAGAATTGATGTAATCAGCAACGTTTTGCTGCACAGCCATAGCAATACCCGCCGGATCAACATAATCATCAGATACAGTGTTCCAGGTGATTAGCACCATGACGTTTTGTGATGACGGGATAACGAACGGTACCTGATAAACATCTGGCGAAACGGTTATTGAAACCGTGCGTTTTTCCACTGCCGCACCAGATGGATTGCTAACATCGTTGGTCAGTTTCGAAATATCCGGTACAGATTTGTAAATAGCATAAGCCACATCATACGGATCACCGCCACCAACAACCGCAACCCATTTCCCCAGCGACGACTGCCGGAAAGAAATCAGGTTTTCTCGCACACCGCTTACTGATTTGAGCATCGCTTTAAAGCAATCCGGTGTTCCCTGCACACCAAACATGCCGGACTCCATGACTTCGGCGCGGTAAGATGCCCACGTTTGCGCCTCCTGACCTGGCATCCCTGCGGTAAGGTTCGTGCATTTTACAGGCTGATCTTTGGGTACCGATGTAATGACCTGCGTTACGGTTCCTTCCGGTACAGCCCATGAGCCTGACGTTGTGGCCACACAGTAGACTGGCTCAGTCTGCCCGCTTTCCGGCACCACCGTATCGCGGGAAACTGCATACTGGTAGTTGCCGTCACCGACAACAAATCCTTTAGGGATACCAAACCCCGGCAACGCCTCAAACACCACGTATACCGCCGTATTTGTACTTAATCCCTTCTGTGCTCCATAAATGTTTCCGAGTTGCATCAGTAACGGAATATTTGCGCCGTATGGGCTTACGGAGTTAATAAGGTCCACCCGCGCCTGGTCTATTAATGCCAGCGCCCCGACTGCCGTGCTGGCAAGGTCAGTAATAAGCCCCGCCGGAAGGTTGGCTGTATATCCAGGTACTTTTTCAGCAACTCTGATGATAAGATTTGCAAGCAAATCATTGGGTGGCGTAGGCTGCGCCCCCGCACTGGTCATAGTAATTGGTATTTCTGACATATTTACTCCATTAAAAAACCCGCTTTCGCGGGTTTTTTACTTATTCAACCTCTTCTAAACTGCTCGCTCTGGACCCTCGGCGGAAATTATCATCATTTTTAACATACTCGTATGAATCCAGAATCAAACCAGATATGCGAAGTATATCTTCCGGATTAGTTATATGTATCCTTTTACCATCCGTATCAAGTCGAGCTCGTCTTATTTCATTCAACTGAACTTCACTAAGCGAAATAGGTAAAGTTATAAATGAAGATTTTTTATCATAAAATCTTAACAGCCATCTATTAGTTTTACCATTCAATAGTACACCAAAATATGACTCAGTATCTTTATATTCTATATTATCTTCTGTTTGTATGATTTGTTTTACCCTTTCAAATAGCTCCAATTCTTTGGCTGTGGTTATTATGTTGGGGTTTTCTTCATCAACAATGGCGTTATTAACTTGTGTATCCGTTGCATCATTTTCTTTAGTTTGCTCTACCGGTTGTGTAGATAGCCCGGAAACCACCATTGCGCTAACAGCGCGCTCAACGGCCTGTTTAACTAATGGAGTCACGAACTCAAGAAATCTCTGATTAAGTTGTCTCTCAATATTTGAACGACTAGCAACATATCGAACAAACTCCAGATCAACTTCACGAAGACTAGAACTGATTGTTTTAGTAAATGAATTCAAATAAACACTTTCTTCAGCCAGTGTCCGTAAAGCCTCTGGTTTGAATTTATCATAACGAAAACGAAATAATTGTGTAATATCGGAGTGAGTTAGAGAATCCATTCTTATTTTTAAAAACGGCGTTGAATCCATTATGTTTTTTTGTTTCAAATCCGTAAAAAAACGCCATTCAACACCATTTGTAATGGCTGATATAGTAACTTCCGGTGTTGAATTAAAATATCTTGATAGCTGTGGGCAGTGATTATCAATTTGTTCTGAAAACGATTTCGCCTCAATGAACATCACAGGAACATCATGACAAAATAAAGCGTAATCAACCCGTTCATTAGCCTTAACCCCGGGGAAGTCAGCACTATACTCAGCTTTGACTTTTCTTGGATCATACGGAGTAAAACCAAGAATATCTAGTAATGGCATAATGAGTGCTTGTTTTGTCGTTTCTTCAGTTGTACAAAACACCCCCATTTTTGCAACATGCTCTGTGTGTATTTTTAACTTATTTGCAAAATTTTCCATGCTTGTCTCCTCCATGGTAACAATATGTATTTTGCAAATCCGAAATAATATATGTCAATATGCTCCAGCTTAGAAAATTACTCGCCCCCCCTAAAATATCTCTCTACAGCACTCCAAACCAAGGTAAAAGTTTTATCATAAAACTGTGATTCATACCGGCACCTGCGTCCGGTAACTGGTCCCATTAAAAAACACAACATCGATGTTATAGGTGGGGTTATCTGCTCCATCTACCTTTGAAATTGCCAGTGATGCAAAATACCCAGCAAACTGTTGCTGAACCATGTTCACATAGTAGTCTGGGTAAATCTGCTGCACGATGCACTGCTGTGCAGGAATACCGTAATTCGCGTAAAACGGCGACTCCCCCAATCCCAGCTTTAACGTCTGAATGAGCGTCGTCAGCCAGCCATAGGAGAAATCACCGTTGGCGTCAGATTCTACTGTAACCCATTTTTTGTTGCCGTTCGCGTCGGTGACGCGGCCCCATGTTCTCATCGTGCCCCCATCACTTTAACTAACTCTGTCAGTACTGGTGAAAAGGCAAATGCTAAAGCTACGAGTGCAGCGGTGTAATACATGCGTCGTAAGGTATTGCTTTTTGCCACTAATTTTAAGGCTTTCACAATCCAGTCTCCTCCGCTAAAATTAATCACGGAAGACCTCCAAACATACGTAATCATCCCTTGCGTATTCAAGGTGAGAAACAGAAAACCCCGACTGGGCCAACAGTCGGGGTTTTCGTTTTATGGTTAGAATTTAAAGTGAAATGAACCGGTATTAACCAGGATTTGGTTTCTTCGACGTAATCGTGCTGCTGCCGCTTTGAACACCAGTCACATCGTGGCTGTGGCCGCTGACGCTCACGCCGTTGATAACTGCATCCATCTCGACATTAAGAGGACCAATCAGCGAAGCGGTTGTATCCTTCATCTGGGCTTTGTCCTGGACGATCGGTCCGTTGAGGTGAATTTTCCCGTTCAGGAAAATATCTTCGGCCTCGAGGTAAACAGCTTTCGACTTTTGCCTGATTTCTTCCAGAGCCACCATTACCGAGCTACTGCCGTCCTCTGTTTTGAGGATCGCGCCATCCGGACCGTACAAAACGATTTTTTGCGGATCTTCGTCGGACCACTCCTTGTTTGCCAGTGGCACGAAAAACAGGGGAGTGAGCGACATCGAGTAAGAAAGCGTTGCCATACCGGTTCCCAATCCGGACACACCGCGCAGTGATACATCAGCGGCAATTGTTACTCCTCGATCGCCCGGCTGTATCGGGTAACGGATATACGGGAATGTGGCGACAGGGATTGTTATCTGCGGGAAGTTGATCCCCTCCGGCAGCATATCAAACTGAACTGTCACTATTTGCCCGCAGATATCGACAACATGGCAGGGCAATTCGCGGCCTTTAAGCTCGGCTTGCTGGTTACCAGAACTGGTCATCATCTCCGACAGTGTTCGGAGAAACGGTAATTTTTGAGCGTTTGACATTACACCCTCGCCCAGTTCTCAGCATATGCCTCAAATACCGTCACCCAGGCATCGCCATCGGCTGTCAGATACGAACCAATGTGTCTGACTGATTTCACAAGAAATTTCCCGGTGAACGTGGTCGAATTTTTTGCGATAACGCTGGGTACCGTTGTATTAGCCATCACAATCGACGCAGCGCCAGAATATAGCCCCTCCGGCAGTTTAACCACATCACCACATCTGATATCGCCTCTCATAGGGCATTTGAAACTGACGGTAAACGGCGCTATCCATGTCGGCTGCCCGACCAGTTCATGGGCATGAATTGTTTTTGGCTCACCCCACTTTGCCGATGCGTTATCGTAGATTCGTATTCTGTCGGAAAGAATACTGATGGCGATTCCGCTATACCTTTCATTACGCATCATCGCAATAGAGGCGTTTTTTACGACCATAGCCAGCGAACCAATCTCCGTATATTTGCCCGTCCACGGCTCTGGCAAAACCAGGTTGTCGCTGACTGTGCAATCAATAAGTTTATTGGGATATGCTTTTTGCAAAGCGCGGACTAAAACATCGCCCACCCTTTCCCCTGCTTCCCCCTGCCCCTCAATTGAAAAAGGTTTACCGTCATCGGTTTTGCGTATGCTTGGATTTATTACCAGGTTTAAAGTCTGGTTCGTGCCGATCCAGTTGGCATAGGCCAGATAAATTTCACCATAGATTACCTCCCCCTGTTGATCCTTATTTGCCAGTGGTAACCCCTGAACAAAGCCTGCTTTCATACGTACCAGACAACCCTGCAAACTTACGCTTTGCTTCAGCATGTCAATTGGTAATCCATAGATCGTCAGCATCGTACCCGAACAGACTACATCCAGGCCGGTTACTTCAAAGTCAAATTCAACATGCAACCCACATCCTGGTGTTTCATTGGTATCAAAAGGTCCAATGGGTTTTCCATTGCTATCCACTGGCGGCTTGCCTGTTTTAGGATTAATAATTTCCAGTCGGTAATAACGCATTACGAAACCTCAAACTGATTCGTACTTTTGCGAAAAACAAGTTTCCCCGGTGAGCAAGGCAGCGCCAGATTGATGTCGTAACTGTCAGGTGACGCGATCAAAGGCATGTATACAATCACGTCGCCTGAACTGTCTTTCAGTTCCAGGTAGTAACGATTTGCATACAGATTAAACGGAACGCGGGCGAATGTTTCATATTCTCCGATTCTGGCCGTGAACTGAAATGGTCCTCGCCCGTCAGGTTTGAAAGGAATTAACGTTGTCATAAGCCAAAACCAAACTCCTGCACGACCTGGTTCTTAATACCTGACCACGATAGCGCCCCGTCTGACGGCATCCCTTTATCAAATTTATCCAGAACGCTCGCCAGCGTTTTTACCGTTTGTTCGACAGACGACAATGGTTGCTCAAACTCAATCTGCCAGGTGTGCTGAACCTGCTTGTTCTGCTCAGAGAAACCGGATGTATCGATAAACGACCGCATCAGACAGCGCGTGTAGATGAAAGATGGCGTCATTACGGTGTAACAACCGCCATACTGGTTATGCATATCGAGCGCCATTTTCAGCGCCGTGAATGTCATCCCCTTAGTGATGTAGCCACCGTCCTCCGTTGATGCCGGACGGATCATCTGCATGACTACCCGGTTAGGCTTCTTGACGGTCGCATTCGCTGCCGTTACCTGGTTATAGAAATTCAGGTTGCAAATATCCTGCTGAACCAACGTTGTCCCCGCCATCGGGGTAAATGCCGCCATCGAGCGTGTACGAATCTCGCCATGCAGCAGACCGTTCACAATGCTTAGGCCTTCGGTCAAAACAGCAATCGGCATCACCCCGCCGGGAATTTTCGACGCTATGCCATCAACTAAAAGAATGGGCGATACTTCAAACGCCAGTTTGAAAGCTTGTCCAAAGTAATTAAGTGACATGGTTTACCCCGGTATTTGTTGCATTCCGGCGAGTTGTGCCAGTATGTCGGAACCTGGTTTTTGTTGAACGTCGAGCCTGATTACCTGAGAAGTATTATTTGGTGAATATACGTTTCCCCGGTTCATTGCCAGCGCCCGCATCACATCATCGCCACTTACTGCACGAGCGGCGTCCCCATTTTCATGGTTAATAATGCCCTGAATTAGCTTTCTCATTATCTTAAAATTAGAACCATCGATTTTCTCCTTAACACCTAATCCGGTGTACTGAGAGAGATAGCTTTTATAGGACGATGTGTTATTTCCATCAGATGAAGGGGCATAAATATCAATAATCTGATCAATCGTATTTTTGCCGCGTTTCAGGTATAGCATTACCTGCCGATCTAAGGCAGCAATGCCTTCCAGCATCGTCGGGAAGCTGGCAAAACGGGCATTTGGCCCCGATTCCAGGGTAGCCCCTTTTTGTCCTGCGAAATTAAGATTTCCGGGATTGTTATTCCTGATCCCTCTGGATAAATATGCAGATCTGTTTACTTGATTTGAAAATCCCTGCAATCCTCCAGGCCAGACCTTACCCGGATTGTTTTTTTGCCACTCCTGCACTTCGTTAAAATAATCAAAGTTGAAACGCCCCTCCAGCCCTTTCATTTCCTCACTGGTGGTAGGTGTGTCATTTGTAGGAATAGCCAATCCAGCTACTGTTCCGGCTGTAGCCCCAAGAAGACTTCCACCAACAACACGGGCGGCAACTCCGGTCGTTGTGGCTGCCACAGCACCAACTCTCGATGGTCCAGCAAGTACTGCGGCCCCAAAAAGCCAGGGATGTTCAACCGCAAAACCAACAAACCCGCTAAGTGCCTTAACAACCTTTGCAACATTTTCGGCAAAATTATTCAGGTCGTTATTAATATCCGGGCCATTTACATACTTACCAAGTTTATCCAGACCTGTTTCAACATCAGTCAAAATTCTTTTAAAGTTCTCACCGTTAAGGAAATTTAGACCAGCATTCTTTACACCATTAGATATTCTAATTAGCTGTACAGAGTTACCCGACATTGCCCCCTGAAATCCGCTGGTAAGTTGATCCCAGTTATTTTCTAAGTTGCTGGTAAGATTCTGATACTGGCTTGTATGTCCAGAGGTGAGCAACGAGTCATTCTGAGAAGCTCGCGATAAAAACTCTTTGTTGAGTTCAGGTATTTTGTCCTGATATTTGACTAACTGGTTAGCAATACCAAAATTTACCCATCCAAGGCCACGACCCCTGAGCATGCTCTGAGTAAGTCCGGTTCCCTCATACTCCTTTGCAAGAGCAGCAACTCTTTCTAACAATACAGGAAGATTTTCTGCTGCCCCTTTTTTAGGATTTATCCCTAATCCAATTAGCCCGTTGTAGGCAGGATGCTGAGTGTCATTTTGCGCGGCTGCCAGTGTATTGAGCAAATTACCAACACCGGAAAAATAAGGCGAATAAGTGCTTTCTGCCGCCTTTAACTCTCCTGGCGTTGCCTGCAATTCATCAGCATTTTTCTGTTTCTCTACAACATTACGAGCCATCATGCCAAAGCCAAACGGCCCGGCAACGCCCATAACCGCAAGTTTTGTCCCCCACGATACGGTGGTTTTAAACAGGTTGTTTAATCTCGAAGTGGTCGTCCGTAGCGTAGAATTGATCTGCTTGTAAGTTTTCAGCGTCTGTTTGGCGTTTTTCCCCAGTCCGCTGAGGTACTTATCAAACATCGTTTCGCCGCGACCTTTATAGTTGCTCACCAGCGAATCAGGTGTTTTCCCGCTGCCAACAAAGCGCCCTTTTTCATCCCTTAAACGTCCATCAGTGGACGCAGTCGGAACTGGCGCAGGTGAAGATGGTTTCCTGGGAGCCTGATTGGCTTCTCCGCCTGTGGTTGTCTGCCAGGAGCCACCTCCCGGACCTGTATTTGAAGGTATTTTAAGCGGCGTACCGGCAGGGCCAATCATCAGTCCGTTGCGATACTTTTCAAATATCGCCTCAAGCCGCCTGAGGTGTTCTTCATTAACATCCAGCGTCAGAACTGGCATCTGGTTACCAGCCATCACAATACTCCTGCGGGATTTTTGAATTTGAGCAGCTCACGAAACTGAGCTGCCGTTTTTACATTCAGACCGGAATCTGCACAGATGTCTCTGAATCCGGCTCCGGCTGAGTAGTCGAGGATGTCGCTGATGACGTGTTCGCCGTCGCGCCAGAACTGGCGGCTGATTTCAATGTCGGCAATGAAGCAATCCATTCCGTAAGATTCAATGACGAACATTGAGTGCTCCATATTCCATTGACCACATCCATAGTCCCCTTCGCCTGCTCCGGTGAATTTATCGACGAGACGCATGTAAAAAAAATGAGCTCACCCGCTACTTCGTCCAAATCAATGATTTCACGCTCCAGCGCCATATCGAGAGGGATTGTGTCGTAGCCTTTGCCCTCCACTGGGTAAACAAGGTTTGCCAGGCGAATGACCTCATTAACCAGTGTATTACGAACCCCTTTATCACCTTCCCAAGCGTTAGAATCACGCGAGATCCGCTCCAGCATCAAATAAGCGATACGCGGCCCCGCAACGACACCAAGACCTTCAGAAAAAATGGCAGAAAAAGTTTTACTCAGAATAAAGAAATGCTCTTTAAACACCTCTTTGCTGATCGGCGTGGCATGGATCCAGCCATTACCCTTTTCTGTCCGGACAGGAATAATCAGATTCAGATTTCGGGAGATTTTCATACCAGATCCCACATTTCAGAGTTGATGTAATACGTACCGGTAATGGTGATGGCCACACCCGGCTCGCCCCCGGCGAAGGTCATATCCTGCACGTTGGTGATCGCCGTGTTATAGATATCGAAGTCACCGAACACCGTGCTGTCGCTATACACTTTTGCGTCGCCGATCGTGGCGTTCTTTTCCCATTGCGCCTTGAATTGTTTTCCCAGCGCCTGGCTACGCAGCAGATGAACACGCGCCTGTAAAATCATGTATGGCTGCGGCGACTGCACGGCTCCCGTCATGGCGGGTAAAAACTCCGTGATATTGCCCTGAAAGGACAATTCGACGCCTTCTTTTGCCAGAAATGAGGCGGACACATTCAGTTCGGAATGAGAGGTGAATTTAACGCTGGCGCGAACCCGGTTAAGGGTGCCAACGGGGATCATTGGATTAGGCACGGTTCAGTCCCTCACGAAAGCTGCATTGTCACATTGATGTTAAAAATGATTTCGACAAATCCGCGCATCGGCGTATAGGAGGCCGAAAGGCCCGCATAACGCCCGATACCGTAATCATTCGGATTCGTGTTGATATACTGGCGGAAAGGCACTGCATCTACGACAGGCTGGCCGTTGACCAGGCCGTAAGATACGCCCGTATTGAACACCGCCTGTGCGACCTGCTGCAGACGGTCGATCCCGTCCTGGTTGTAGTAAAGCGGGTTAATTGGGTTATTGCAGCCGTTGATCACCGCGTTGGCGAGCTGCATATCGACGTTAATCTGCACCCAATCCACGGAATACCAGTACGTCATATCGTTACCGTCACTGGTAACGCCTTTCACCAGGATCGTGTTGGAGATTCCACCCTCAGCACCCGTTTCGATGTAGTTAATATTCTGCTTCGTCATCGTGGCCAGAATGGAATTTTTGCCCTTGTGGGCGTTTACCGCCTGTAAATAGCGAAATGCCATCGGCGGCACCTTGTTGATTTCTGAAGGTGATGCGGAAACATAGTTCCACATTACGGCTGCTGCCGCGTTTGTCGCCGGGTACGTATCATCCGCCGTTGCAATAACCGACTTAATACCGGCATAAGGCGAAACGTAATTCGTGTCGTCCGGCGTTTTCGTCAGCACGAAGAAATACTGCATCGCTTCGTTGGCGGTGTGGAGTTTTGCCAGACTGATAAACTCTGCGTCACCATCCCACGGCTGCGGCACCAGATACGCATAAAAACGCAGGAGCGGATCTTCCATATAAGCTTTCAGTGCAGCGATTTCCTTACTGACTCCGCCTTTCTGTACTCCCAACTCCAGCAGGTAAATCCCCACTGAATTTCCCTGGGCAAAAAACGTGTTTACTGCCGTCACCAGATTTTCACTGCCAGCAATAGAAAACTGCCCCAGCGTCACTGGAGAACCGGAAAGCTGAGAATCAGTAATAGTCCAGGTCAGTGTTTTTTCATCCGTGACGGTAGCAGTATATTCGCCATTCCACGCGTCGGGCGAACACCCGGAAACAACAATTTTCACCTCAGAACTGTTTTCGCGTCGGATGTTGCTCCCTTCCGGAAGCGTCATCGTAACGGTGACGCTTGCCGCAGATCTTCCTGCGGCAGCCGCCGACAAGCCAGCAATCGGATTTTTAACCAGTTCGTTAATATCCTGATTACGGGTGAGTAATACAGGTTTTCCCGGCTCATGAGTCGTGGAACCAAACGAGAGAACCGCAGACATCTGCTGCAAATTCGAGGGAATGGCCCCGATGGTCTGGGACACATTCACCGTGACGATATTAAATCCCATTATTTAACCTCATATTTACAAATAACTTTTTCAATCAACTGCCGGGACATTTCCTGGGCGGTGCTCTGGTAGTAATTCACGTCAAAATCGACAATCTTTTTCTTCGCCAGAGCGTTGATTTCAACCTGTCCCGACTTTGCGTCCTGAACCACCGGAATATTGGTTACACCAAACTTTTCCTCCTCCAGCGCCCTGTTCACCACCGAGTCGACAAGATCCAGCGCCATTTTGTTGCTGAATCCGTAAAGCGTCAGGCGAACCGAATCCTGGACTAGCTGGAACCGCTCACCGCCGAAAACAACGGGAGCCACCTGCAACGGAATACTGTTGCGAACATCCACCGCGATATACGGAGGGCGAAGGTTCTGCGGTACCAGGTAAGACGGATACACGGTCGCGGCATCTTTCATTTGCAGCCAGATCGGGATGCTGTTGGAGATGATCTGCTCGTCGCTGATATCCTCCTCGCAGTCGATAATCTGAGAACGCATGGTTGGTAAAATCGCCATGCCGCGATAATGAAAAATACCCGACTGCTGATAACGGCTCTCCATTCGTGAAAAAGCGAACTGGACGCCTCCGTACTCACCGAGATAGATCGCATCGGGATTTTCCACATTAAAATCATCAACCTGCTGAACAGGCGTGAAAATAATATTGTTCACATCCTTCGAGACAGACTCGTCCTGAATCGCAATAACCTGACGATGCAGGCTGCCTTTGATTTTCAGACGAGTTGGTGACTCAATATTCAGGCGACACAGTTCATCGCAACTGATGATTTCCGCATTAACCCAATAGACAAAGCCATCCAGCGGCAGAACCTGCCGGACATAGAGCCTGAACGTGATTTCCTGGTCTGACGAGATGGTTTCAACTGCGGATTTAAGAACGGACGAGAGCTGCGAACTGTGCTGTTCGGCTAATTCCTCAAGACTCGGCATTATTATCTATCCACGCTATAAAGCTGCCCTTAAACAGGCCGCCGTCTATGAATGACGGACGCCGCTCTCCGGTATATTTGTCCTTAAGCCTGGAGTTAACGCCCAGTAGCGCGGCCTGAGTTGGCACAGGGTTTCCGTTAATCGTCATCCCGGCCATTTCTTCAGTTTCAAGAAAAATATGGAAAATCTTCCCGGTCCCTTCCAGAAAATGCTCGCCAGGTAGCGGAGCCTTATACTTGAAGTGATTGACCAACTGGTACGCCAGTTCAGTACCTGCCTCCTGGATAATCTCGTCCTTATGCATTTCCCAGAAGTGCGTAAAAATTTCGTATCGCTCCTCGAGGTCACAGGCTACGTCAAACGTGGTTTTTCCCGGTTCGTCGCCGTAGTCATACGGCTGGTCGATAACCCCAAAACAAAGTTTCATGGCGTGTAACCCCATACCGTGCCCATCTGCATCAGCACCGCAACAACCTGTCGTCCATACGGATCCTGTAACATCTGCAAATCCAGCAAAGACAGATTACTCAGCGCATCGCTGATGGTGATCGAACCCGATGTCCCCTGGTCTGCTGCCGCACTGACAAGCCCGGTAGCCAGTTTCCCAAGGTTGAGTTTTTTTCTCAGGTCGGCAAACCACGAGCCGGGAGCGAAATTCAGGAGAAATGAGGCAGCAGCGTTATAAACCGTTCGCACATAGATGATGGGTAAACGCTCCAGCCCCTGATCATGAGGGATTAGCTCTATCGCAGACTGAAAGCAACATTCCAGCGTCGGATCATCGTCAGCAATAGCGTGAACCGGTACTTTCATGTCGTCACGAACAAAGCGAATAAATCCCTCCAGTGACGGACGCAAGGTCATTATTTTTTAACCTTAATATTTCGCTTTGTGCTGGGCGGATTTTCCTGTTCAGTGTTAATCGCTTCCCCGGTGATTTCCATTTCAATACCACCCGGTTGAGGTTTTTCGCCACTCTGAATCACTGCCTGATCCACTGCGTTATTCAGCGATACAGCGCTGGCTGCGAGAATTTCTTCTGACAGGGATTCCAGATTTTCCGTTTTCTGCTCCGCGCAATCCTCAATGCGACCGACGCTCACAGGTTTATCGATGGAATAGCAGATACCGGAAAAATTCTTGTCAACCTTGTCACAACGCTGGAATCCGTAAGGCTCATGCTGTCGGATGATGTGGTCGATAATATCGGACTGATTTTCGATCATATGCTGACGTCCGGACGGAATTGTCACACCGAACGACTGCGTTTTTTCGGGGAGTTTGTAGTTGAACGTGTGCGGCTGACGTGAGCAGTTAGCGATGTAGAGTTTCATAAATTTTTCCCACAAAAAAGGGGAGCATTTAGCTCCCCGCATTATCAGATTGAACGTTTATGCGTATTTGGCAGACAACAGGGTGATCCCCTCAGGGCGGAAGTTCCAGCCCGGCGTCGCGCGCATCGTATACAACGTGGTCAGGCCGCCATCCGGCATAGGGGACGGAATTTCCGTCGGCGCTGCCATATCACAGAACATCACGTTGACGGCCTGCTGGTTAGGTACCAGCGTGGAGAAAATATTGGTGTTAATGGTGTGACGCGCTTCCGGAACCTCAATCGTCGGGTTCGTAACGATGATCAGGTCATTACCACCAGCGCCTTTACCGATCAGCGTGTCGTCCTGGCAGAAAATGATGTCGTCGCCTGTCGCCTTATCGGCGACGTCTTTAACCATCGTTCCCACCGTTCCGGTACCACCACCAGGACGCTGGTAACTGGTCAGCTCAACAATTCCTGTCCACTCCAGCGCCTTCATGAATCGCTGTGGGCTCAGAATAACAGTCGTTAATGGCTGCCCCAGCAGCAACATGCGGGTTTTCTGGTCAGCAATCAGGCCAAGCATAAATTTAGCCATCTCACCGGAATCCCAGGTGGTGTAAGAATCATTGCCTTTGCTGTCGTTGCCCAGATTCAACGTCACTGCGTTAGGTGAGTTGGTGATCCCCTCGTTATTAGCTGCATTCACGCCATACAGCAGCATATTACGCAACATTTGAGCGTGTCCCTGACGGTTAGCCAGGCGCAGGCCTTCAATCAGAGAATAGCCCCAGCGATCTGCTGCATCAGTATCGAGATAGCTGTATTGCGAGCGGGAAGAAATTCGGTAAGTCATCATTCCGTCATAGCCGCCAGAGATACTGGAAGACGGTAACTGACCCGGCAGAGACTGGCTGACCTGCGCCTGCGAGGTCATGCGCAGATATTTCTGATAGACCATCAAATCACTGGAACTGATTTTTACCGCTGGAGCACCACCAGCCAGGACTTCAAACGCCCCGGAAGCCATGCTCTGTTGCACGATCATTTCCGGCAGCACCATTGACGGCGACACAATAGTAGTCGCAGGAGTAAATGCGCTCATTAATTAATATCCCCTTAAATTAAAAACAGGCCGCACGGTTTGCCGATTTCCCAGACAACGTTACCGCCATCCTCTTTTTTCACCGTCAGGTTTCCGTCAACTGAAACCATCAGCAGCTTAATATCCACTTTCGGATTAGCGCCGGGTGATCCCGAATAAACATCAACCATGTTTTTCGTCAGATCCCACACAAAACCACTGGCAGCAACGGTGTTATTTCCATCAGCCAGCGCAACAACTTCTGCACTGACAGGGAGAGGAATGCGGGCACCTGAGCCAACGCGGTAATAGTGAACAAAGCCACCCGCGAGATATAACGGCACCGGATTATCCGGCGTGGTAATGCCATGAAATGCCTGATTAAAGACAGTAAAGGCGTTACAGGCGTCCTTCGTGGCTTGTTTAATTACCGCGCCGTTAACGCTGTCTTTCGCGGGAGCAATGCACTCCATAACTCCAACGCCACCCCATACCGGTTCAGTGATTTTGCTGTCCAGTCGACCGGAGCAAAGTTGCAGACGAATTGCCGGATCATCCTGCGCATCCCCCTGCATCAGCCCACGGGATTCGACGTTAAAAAGGCCACCAAATGCTCCACGGTTTTTAAACGGATGAAAGTTAATATCAGCCATTGTTCAGGCTCCCTTGAGTGTTAATTTTTGCCAGACGACGCCCCGGAATTTTGAAAGCACTCAGCCAGACGTTCGGATCGCCCTGATATTCAGTAATGCGACGTCCGGCTTCATCGTTGCGGATACGTTTATGCAGTTGCCCCTGCGTACTCATCATTTCTTTTTCGATGGACTGACGGGCGGCACTGAAAATTGCGTCCTCAAGCACAGCCAGCGTTGCAGAATCCGCAATCGCGCGAATATTGACGTCCTTATGTGCCGGAGAGTGTTTCTGCATAGCGATTAGCGCACGCTTGCGGTAGTCCAGCGCATTTTCACCAGAAAACGGTGCTGGCGCGTTTTTACCGCAGGCTCTGAATGCGGAGTCGGCTTTTGCCTGCGCTTCTGCCAGGGCAGAATCATTGCGTTCTTTTTCTGCCTCCTCGTCGGCCTTACGCTGTTCTTCTGCTTCGGAATCAGCCTTTGCTTTCTCCTCAGCGTCTTTGGCTGCTGCCTCGTCAGCTTTGGCTTTTTCTTCCGCCTCCTTTGCCGCAGCTTCATCAGCTTTACGCTGTTCCTCTGCGGCTTCATCGGCTTTGGCCTTTTCTTCGACCTCTTTTTTCGCCTGCTCTTCAGCATCCGCCCGCGCTTTGTCCCGCTGTTCCAGTGAGTCCATGCGCGTGACTACTCCATCGATTTTCTGATTAATGCCGCTCAGGGCATCGTTCACCACCCCCTGTAACAGGGCCTGGAGTTCTTCTTTTTCCATCTCGATTTCACCTGTGTTTGTCACTTCAACCCCTGCGGGGATCCGGTCTTTATCCCACACGCCCAGTGAGCCGTGGTCTTTCGTCACCAGGGCGATGTGATCAACAAGGAAAGGAACGCCCTCGATTAAAAAATTGGTGTCACCTTCCTGTACTTCCACATTTCCTGATGTGCTGTTGAACACCACCGACGGGCTTGTCGAAACATCCCCCTCAGTGATTTCTTCAACAATGCTCTGGAGGTAAACGCGGCACACCGCCCATACCTCATCACCCCGGATATACGGCAGCATGACGCTACCGACGATCCGCGATTTAAAATCCTCCTCCGTCAGAACTGCGTCGTCAGGATGGTTTGCGATAACCGGAAGGCCATTGCATCGCCTTAAAAACTCCTCGTTCAGATAGAGCTTTGGATCACGCCAGACGTGCTCTTTCAGCCCGGCGCGATAGGCAAGCCCGGTTCCGGTTATTCGCAAATTCACCAGCCACATGTTGGAGAATTTCACCGGAGACGGTACGGTTCCGTCCCTGATGCGTTCTGCCACTTCAAGCTCGGTTAAACTCACGTTTGCCCTTCTCCGTTAAAAATTCGTCGGGTAGTTTCTGAGGGGCGTAGATCGGCAGTGCATCGCAACTGCAATAAACCTCCTCCCCGGCAGCAGTGATTTCGTCATAAAAACCATATACGGGCTTAATCAGCCCCTGCTCCAGCGCCCACGAATCGCGGAGGAGATAAATTTTCTCGTCGCGCTCTTTGTGGTCCTGTCGGTATTTGTAGCCCGGACGCCGCCAGTTAGAATGCCAGCGCAGAGCAATCGCACCACTCTGAACAGCCAGCAGATACTTAACGTTGCTCGCCAGCTTATGTCCCTGGTCAATTGCCACCCGGCGACTGATAAAATCCATATCCTTCACGGACTTCTGAAAACCGGACTTCACTTCCCGGCGATCAATTTCGCTCACCCCGTCAGGCGGAATGGACGTAACCCATCCCTGAAAACGCTGTATGGTTTTCTCGATAGCCTGTTCGCGGTTGAGTTTTATCAGGTTGGCACTGGCGAAAATTCGCCTGTCGAGTTCCTTGCGAAACTCAGGTTTCAGTTTTTCAACAGTGATTTTTTTAGGGCCGTCAGGAGGCTGATCCCGTAATGCCCCGCCGTCGATGACAAGACGGCTGTAGATAGCGGTGAGATGTTTTCTGGCTACGGTATCATCAGGGGTTTCTCGCTGAGCGGCTACACGGAGTTTCCGGCACCATTCGAGCAATGATTTTTCGCTATCCCACCCGTGATTTACGTAGTAGTTAACGGCATCCGTCAGAACCTCATACAGCGTCCTGATCCGTTTCTTCTTCCTCCCCGCCCGGCTGGAAATTGCCATCAGGCGTCTCCTGCTTCGGTGGTTCATAATTCGCCAGGGCGTCCACATCAATGATGAGTGGAGCTTCGCCATAGGTCTGCGTGGCATTAACAAGGCTTGCCAGCCATTCAGTGACGGCGGCACGGTTTTCAGGATCAACCTGTAGCGACACGGCAGAGAAAAGTGCTATCGCCTGTTGAATCACTTTACTGTCGCTTTCCCGGCGTTTGTCCGGCGACTCCTCCACCAGCTCCTGCCACGTCGCGGTAAACTCGCGCCGCCACTGGTAAAACGTGGTTTTATAGTCCTCGGTTATGATGTCCGGGTAATCATTTTTCAGCGACTGATAAAATTCCTCGTTCCAGGCGATGTACTGCACCAGGCGTTCGAAATAATCCATCACAGGTTCAATCTGCTGGCGTACACCATCGATATACTGGCTGATGGCTTTCGAGTCCTCCTTACCTTCACCGAATCCGTTACTGAATGCTTCTTCCTTGATAATAATGGCCGGAACGTCACTCCCGGCGGCAATATCAGCAATGATATTGTCGCGGGCAGTATTCAGCGCCCCGTCGATGTTTTGCAGGTTCAGTGAACTTACGTCTTCGTCTTTTCCAATACTCAACACGCCTTTATTTTTGGCGGCTTTCACGTTTTCCCTTTTACGCCCCGTGGCAGCAGCCATGATCCCGTCCATTTTCGAACCGGACTGCACAACTTTAGCTACCAGTACGCCCGCCTTCTGACTGACGAGATCATTCGCCTCCATCGTGTTGATATAGGATTTCAGGGAATAAAGAACGCGCTGAAACACACTTCGTCCGGTGAATCCGAACGATGAACTCTGAAACTCCAGATAAATCGGTGTGCCGTTGAAGATTTTCAGTGTGCGTGACGGATGCCAGTCTTTTCCGCCAATCTTCAGCCTTTTGTTGGCTTCCTGGAAAAACGGACTGTTTGGGTTCTGGTCAGTCACCATCGAACCGGAAGCGTTCAACGGATCCCACGCGTTGATATACACATCCTCTTCTGTCAGCCCGAATGTCGGAAGCGGCTCACGACATGAAACACTGTCGGTGCCCACGCCGATCGCTGCAGCACCGTAGCAACGAGACAGAAAAAACAGATTTTTTATCTTCTCGTTGACCCTCATACGTTCCCATACCTCCTGGAAACGCCGCACAACCCTCTCGTCAGGATCTGTCTCCACGTTATACTGTCGCGGCTTACACATCGCCATCAGTATGGGTTTTTCGACAAGTTTTCCGCCCAGAGGATGGAATTGCCACAGCAGCTTACACAATTCATAGCCAATATCGGTTCCCGGCTGAATTTCTTCAGCCTCAAGAATACGCATCAGTGCTGAACCGAGGCCGCCAGTAATCTCGATCTCTGCCATCAAAAATATCCTGATTTTTACAACTCCGCGTAATTACCGTGCGCGATGATCAATCCATAGGTGTAACAATCGAAAAGGTCATCAGCACGTTTATGCGCGTCTTTATCCGCCAGGTGGAATCCGGCGATTTGTTTTATGAGGTGGTTTGCGGTGGTGCGCTTGAATGAAACGGTCTTGTCGTAAGCCTCCCGGACGATTTTGCACATCCCCTGATAGTGGTAGCTGGATGCCATCACCGCCCGTTCGTCTTTGCCCTTGCTGGTTAGTGCCGATTTAATCGGCGTCATATCCCAGCCTTCGGTTTCCGCCTTCTGGTTGAGGATTGCCCCCATCGCGGCGTCTTCCATAAAAATTCCCTGGCTGCCCAGACGCGGACGGCATAATTTCGCGAGGCGCTCAAGGTTGTCATAAACGCCGGGGATATATTCAGGAAGCAATGACGCTTTAATTTGCGTCACATCCCAGTCAATAATCGTCAGTTTTGGCTCTTCCGAATACGTTGACTCATAAGCGAAATACAACACGCCAGTACCATCATTTTCGGTCCCGCCTTTCAGCGCCGTATCCATCACTGCGAAAATCATGTCGCAGTACGGCGGCATCTCAATCGGCTGACCGTCCACCAGCAGCTTATCGACATCGAGTAACGCGTCTTTGGACCAGTCCACGAACTCGGCAAGATATTCCTGCTGCCAGACGCGCGGATCGGATTTCTTCTCCGTTTCCTCCAGTTCTTCTTTCGGAATATACGGATTCGATGAAGTTGGCGCATGGTGCATGACAAATCCCAGGGATTCATCGTGGCATATCGCGTAGAAAAAATTGCTCTCGTCGATACCGTTTGGTGTGGAAAATACCCACGCACAGCCGCGGTAATCGACAAGCGTCGGGCGTATAGCTCGGGGCCAGATTTCCTCGAGCATTTCCGGCGATTTAGTGAATGCTGCCTCATCAATCAGCACAGCGTGATATTTACGCCCACGCCCGGCCAGTTTGTTATTGTCCGTTACCCAAAAGTCGATGCGCCCCCCATTACGGAGAATAATGCGCTTTTCATTTTTTGACTGGCTGAGGATCAGCGGTTGCAGAACGGCGCTAATTTCATCCCAGATTTCCTGGTACTGGCGGTATTGTGCGGTAAAAATCCCCACCCTACCCGCGATAAGTTGCCCGGTGGTAGGAACGGCAAATTTCCGCGTAGCGAAACTGGTAGCGATGTTTACCAGCATCACCGTTTTACCCCAGCGACGACCACAGCATACCGCGTGGAAGCGTTCCTCTATTGCCGCCGTCCATGCAGCTATTTGCCCCTCATGAGGTTTTGGGAGGTAGATTTCAATCGACATTATCCACTCCCGGCATCGGCAGAGAGTTGTGGATAATTATTTCGTTATTCTCACCACCCACGCCTTTTTTGAGGTTTTCAATCTCAGTGCGCAGCTTTTCGTTGCGAAGCCTCAGTCCTTCAAGCTCCAGATCATTGCGACTGTCAGTTGCACCACCAGCAGAACTTCCTTTCGTCGCCATTATCAGCTTGATAAGTTCGCGCCGGGCGGCAGCCTTATCCTCCAGCAGGATCTCAACACCAAATTTCCCGAGCTTTGCCCCTGCATATAATTGTCGTGCATCCCCATCAAGCAGAGTGGTATCAGCCATATAAAGCTGTCCCGTTCCCTCACCGCAGCACTTCGGACAATCCGGATTGGGTATGGCGTTATCAACAAAGCCGAGGCCTCCATATTCCGGCTCGGGTTTGCCATCTCTGGAGGCCTGTGCCGCTGCCTTATCGAATTCTGCAATATCACGCCACTGGTAGAGGTGATTCTCGCCCCAGCAATAACGGCAGTTAACACGGCGAAATTGTGCCAACTGATTGGGGTCGGCCTGGACAATGGCCATCAACTGACTCACCAGTAAATCCAGGTCTGCGGTATAGCGTTTCTGATACTGATTGCGGAAGTAGCTGATAGCACGATAAACCCTGGCATTTCTAAGCATACGGCTGGCGTTGCTGTTAGCTGTCGCACCTTGCCCCTCATAACCAGCCAGTCGGTATGCCTCTGTCGGCTTTTTCCCCTGAGCAACAAGCATCGCAAACTTAGCCTGCTGGTCAGAAATGCCGAATTCATCGGGGCAGAACGAAAATTCCTCCGCGTCGCCCTCATTCAGGCACGCATCGGATACTGGCTTTTTTTTCTGAGATTTTCCGTTCCGCTTTTGCGCAGTCTGCGCAGATTTTTTCTGCGCACTTTGTTGCGCAGTTTTGCGCATTTCTGTCTGCGCATTTTTCGGAGGTTTTTTGATGTAACGACGGGCTGTTGCGTAATTCAGTCCCCTTGCCTCACACCATGCCACCGGGGATACACCGGAGCGGGTGTATTCAGCAATATATTCCTGCTGCAACGCCCCCCAGTCCGGTCTGCTCATTAGTTAGTCCTGATTTTTATCCACCCTGAGTAGTTCACGCAGGGCAAAGGCATCCCCTTTTCTGGCAAGCTTAAACAATGCCGCCCGTAGTTCGGCTTCACCTTTCGCTCTGCCCTTACGGATGGATGCGTAAAAATCTGTCATTGCTTCCCGATTTTCTTTCAGTCGGTTCAGATCAACATCCAGAACGTCAGCGATTTGTTGTGCAGTCATCCGGCACGCTGCCAGAGACTCTACTTTCGAATACGGAATCATTTGTCACCCCCATTGATATGCAGGGTGTCTTCTTCCTGTATTTTTCGTGAAGGATTTTTACTGCAGCGTTGTTCCAGGTGACCTGATGGTGAATGCGTTTATGGCTGGCACCCATCAGTGAGATTTTTACGCACGACGGCGCATACATGACGGAGTAAAAACTTTTAACGTAGGTTCCGGAGTCCAGATACAGCTCGGTCATTCCGCCGCTGTTTTTCTGCGTCTGTTTCTGCCCTAACTGGACAGCACCGATCGTCATAAACAATTCACCACAGCGACCAAGATTCGTATACGTATTCACATCCTCGTTAATGCGCCCCATGAATGAGAACGGTCGATCAACGGAACAGATAAAACTGTTCATTGCCTTGCGTTTCACCCACGAAGCATGGCCGCCATTGTCACCAAGAAAATCTCCGCCCTGCGACATAGCGATGGAAAGCGCAGGTATTGATTCGTAGTACGCCAGCATTTCAGAAAGGATCGCATCCAGTTTTCTTATCGGGAAATAGGCCTGGTCATAGTTGCGATCCACCCGAAACTGGAACTCGTGATAATCATCATCGAGCTGAATGAAGTATTTACACCCGACCAGTTTTGCCAGGTCGAAACAGGCATTACGGGCGTAAAAAATTGATCGGCGGTCACCGAAATTATCGGCTTCGTCAAAACGACTGGCGATATCGGCTTTGGAAAACACCAGCACCTGTTCACTAAATTCAGCTATGTAGTGATGCCGTGTATTATCTTTATCTTCATCATCAACAACGATAAAAATTTTCCCGGTATAGCCAGCACGACGCAACGTCCGGTAAGTCAGAACTTTGTCCGGTCGCCCGTGAGTCAGAATAAAGGCGCAAAAATCATCACGCATATTCCTCCTCCTCCCCGCCATGCATGATCTCCACCATACGCTGCGTCATCCGGACAAATCCATTTTCAATAGCCTGCTGATAATCAATGATCACCAGCGCCGATTCCTCGAAAAAGCACTGAATTTCAGCGGGGGCGTGAGCGTAATAGTCCGCAATTCTGCTGAAATTAAACACCGTATGACGTTCTGCCGCACACAGGAGGAATTTCTCAATATCAGGATCAAGGGACGCCGAACGTATCCGGCTGATCAACTCCTGAGTTTTCGTATCGTCGTACAGTTCACTGATATCTGGTTTATCGCCCGACGGCTCATAAACAGGCGTATCAATTTTCGTCGTGTACGGTTCCTCCTCATTTCCTGTACCGGGCAAAACATCCGTCAACAGTTCATCAATTTCTGTCGGGCTGCATCCTGTCAGGGAGATATCAAAATCAGCATTGATTAGGTCCGACAGCTCCATCCGTAACAGATCTTCATCCCAGCCAGCATTCATCGGCAGGCGATTATCTGCCAGGCGGTACGCCTTTTTCTGATCATCCGTCAGACCAGACAGAACAATAACCGGAACCGAATCCATTTTGAGCGCCTCAGCCGCCATAACGCGACCGTGACCAGCAATAATTTCGCCCTTTTCATCAATCAGCACTGGATTAGTCCAGCCGAATTGCTTAATGCTTTCTACCAGTTGTGCCACCTGCTCAGGGCTGTGTGTCCTGGCATTGTGTGCATACGGAGACAGTTCTTGTAACGGGCGATAGACGATCTTCAATTTCTCGCTCATACAGCCTCGCTTTATGAATAAAAAAGCCCGCTATCGGCCAGTACGCTGGGTGCGCGGCGGGTGCCGATGACGAGCTTTGGCATTATCGCAACCCCTCACCATGAAGGGCTGCTGTAATGCCTGTTACTCACGAATCAAACGAGCATGCTGACCACTCATTTCAATGCGTAAGTATTGTGGCTTGCCGTCAATCAACGCGGTGATTAACTTGTCACCTGTAGGTTTCCACATAATTTTCTCCTGTTTTAATGCCCCTTGCCGCCAGGCAGTTGATCAAAGTTCATCTTGATTCGGCAAGATTTAGAATGAATAAGATAAAATTGGCACACGCAGCAGAATTTCATGCTTTCCGGACGCTGGCGCACCCTTCATTTTTCAGCAAAATATTCTGCTATTACAGGCGATCAGTTCTGCATACACTGCCGAACACCATCAATAAGCTGACAGACCTGAGACGCGGTATCGAAAAGCTGGCGCGCCTTATCCAGGCTAACGCATCCCACCAATAAAAAAGGCACCAGTATCGCTACCAGTGCCCATTTCGCCGCTGTTCGCGGCGTTCTGTGTGTCCAGTGTTTTCTGCTCATAACACACCTGGTTATCAGCGTTTCAACTGAAAGTGAGGTCCGTCTTTCAGTGTTTTCCAGTCCCCGCCCCATTCGATGGCAGTTCCCAGCTCTGCGGCAGCCTGCTTAAATGCCTGCGCGATTTTCTCGTACAGAGGCCAGTCCCATGACACCTGGCTACCAATGTAGGCAACAACATCCACCGCATCACCTGTCAGGTGGCGGCTGTTCATGGTCTGGCTCTTGCCTTCTGCAACCAGCTGTTTCTGGCGATACTTACTGCGCAGGCCTTCCGTAATACCGAAATCAACCTCCGTCAGCTCCAGCGCACGGCGAACGACAGCAACCAGCTGTGGTTTGACGCCCTCCAGATTTTTTTCACTGCGACGGCTGAATCTGAATTTACCCGACATATTCACCTCAACAATGGAAAGATTTTTGTGACGTTCCCGCGTGCGCGTATTACCAGCACGCAGAACAACAGATTAAAAAACACTTCCAGCCAGCCCATTGCTAACGGACGACCACACAGATAGCTGAGTGGCGCAAAGGCATAAAGCAGCATCAACAGCCAGGCCAGCCATGACATCAGCGGTTTATGTCTGGAATCACGACGACGGTAAAAAAAGAGCGTCAGTACGATAACCGTGCATAACGCCACATTCAGCAATCCGGGAAGGTTACCTGACATTGCCGCCTCCTCCATCCCGCAGGCGGGAGAACAGGCCGGATACCAGTGATGCAATATCCTGCTGGTGGATGAACGACAGAATCTTCACCGAAATCACCGATACCAGTACCGCGCAAAGCGCGTCGAGAGATGTGCTGTGTAGCCCCAGTTTTTCGACCAGATAAGACGCCATGACATCCGCCCCCAGCACGCCAACGATAAACGACACCAGAAAATGCGCCGCCACACGCCAGACAGAAATCTGCTGGGGTATCGTCGCCACAAACAACGCCCCGGCGAATGCACCAAACACAATCCCGAAATCCGTTCCGGTAAACAGTCCAAATACCGTCGCCCCACCGAGCGCCGCAGCCGTACCGGAACCGGATAAGGGTTCAGACATGCTTTTTCCTCCCACAAATAAAAAAGGGCCACCAGCGGCCCGTAAAAACACCCTGTCAAAGGCACCCGCAGATGCCTTTTGTGTGGTGTTATCTGATGTGATGTGCGCCGGGCGTGGCGCGGATATGAAAAAGGCCCGCCGGAGCGAGCCATAAAAAACTGAATAAAAAAACCGCCCGGGGCGGCGGCTAAAACGATAAAAGGACACAATATTATAATGATTATTGGGTTTGGGGCATCGGGTGCCTCCCGAAGTATTCCACTTTACGTGGATACTGTGGTTTCCCGCTAAACCGACTCTATAAACCACCCTCGCACTGAGGAACGCCCCAATTCATGTTTTCCGACACAGAGATGGCGCATCACTGGTTACTCCACGCTAAATCCTGCTTCCTTTCGTGGGCAATGCGCCATTTCTGTGTCATAAAAAATACAGCACTGAGTCTGTAACCGATCTCCATTACAGAATGAGGGACGATAAAGGTATTAAAGAGATCTGTTCCTCACGAAAACCGCCAGTGCTGTAAAAACTTGTCCAAAAAACAATGAAGTTGCGGAGAACAGGAATCGAACCGGCATTACCAACCTAAGGCTGATGTAATAACCACTATACGATACCTGCACATAGAGCAGGCCTCCGTAACCACAATAATGACACTGATACTGATAACAGCCCTTCATTATGATTAAACGGATGCCTGCAATGACCCGCAAGACAGCGGGTAACACCCCTGTGAACAGAAACTTGCTGCCTTTCGGGTCGGGAGTAATATTACCGATAATTTATATGACATCAAAAACTAATTAGTTTTCATATTTAAATATATGTATAAATATGTATCATACGCATACAATTTACGTTATTTGCGTATTCCGCTCTATTCGATCACGGATTGGCATCGAAGTTCGATCAGCGATTCGCATCCATTCGATCAACCGGGAACTTAACTTTTTCTACCGCTTTTTAACTCGTTTTTTCGCTGCTTTCCACTGTCGGGGGATTTTTCCTCAGGGACTCTCCCTGAAGGACCACTCTGTGTGAGTTATGTACCAGTCTGTCCAGGATGGCATCTGCTGTTGTTGGGTTCTCCATCAGACCATGCCATTTATCTACCGGGAACTGGCTTACCACTATCGTGCTGCTTTGTCCGTAACGATCCTCTGTGATCTCCAGAAGGTCATTACACTGGGCGTTACTTAACTGTTCCAGCCCCAGATCGTCCAGGATTAGAACCTGTATTTTTTGCAACTGTTTCAGATATTTCAGCCAACTGCCATCAACACGTCCCTGAGCCAACTGTTCCAGTAATCGCCCGGTTCTACAGTACCGGACGCTGTATTTCTGTCGACATGCCTGTTCGCCCAGCGCATTGGCTATCCAGCTCTTACCGCATCCTGTCGGACCGGTTATCAGTAGGTTTTTCCTGTGGATTATGTAGTGGCCGTTCAGCAGTTCCCTCATCTGTTCAGCCCGCAGACCTCTTGAGGCCGGATAACGCAGCCCTTCCGGTGTTGCCTGATATTTCAGGCAGGCATTTTTTCTCAACCGTGCCACACGACTGTTTTCTCTGCTCAGAAGCTCGTCATCAACCAGCAGTGTCAGCCTTTCCTCGAACGACAGTTCGTCGTAAGTCTGAGGCGTTTCCCGTTGCCGTATCAGGCTCCCGGCCATCGCCGGGAGTTTCAGTTGGGTCAGTTTGTTTAACAGATTATCACTCATACGGTTGTTCCTTCTGTCAGTGGTAGTAGCCAGGACCACGCAGGTTTTCATGCTCTGAAGCATATGCCGGATGTTGTTCGCCCTGGCGGGATAACGGAAGCTCAACGTTATCCCGATGATGACGCAGCAGATTGTCGATAAAGCGTCTGTCCGGGGCGTTATAGTGCAGGGCAACGTAACAGGCCTTTTCCAGCCGTTCCGGGCCGTATTTTTTCTGAAGTGCCAGCAGACCCAGGACTGCACGGTAAGCCAGCTCCGGATGGGGTTTGGCTTTCAGCATGGATTCAACCACCCGGCCTGTGGACGGACCTGTACGGTTTCCCTGCTCGATAAGGCGTTCCGGTGTCCATGTCCCATGCCGCCGGTGGCGTTCTGGCATGTGAAGCGGATTGGTTGTGTGTTTATATTCATGTGTGCTGCGCGGATGTTGCGCCACACACTGCCCCTTGTGCCAGAGCTGTACCACCGACTGCCCCACCTTCAGTGACAGACGCTGACCGACCAGTTCGTGTGGAACGGAGTACCAGTGACGGGCATATTCAACGTGGTAGTCAGGGCCAACCTTCACGGCTTTGTATTCCGTGTATTCATAAGGCTCCAGAGGCAGCGGAGAGAGTGCTGGTGCATCCAGCATGCGGAAGCGTTCTGCGCGGGTTTGATTACCGTATCCCTTCATTGGTCGGTTATTCATGTCCGTCAGCAACTCCCGAAGGCGTGCATTCAGCGCCCTGAGCGTGTGGAAGGTTTCATTACGGATGCGGGCAAGAAGCCATCGCTCGACGATGAGGACGCCGTTTTCTGCTTTTGGTTTATCTTTAGGTTTGCGCGGGCGGGCCGGGATAATAACCGTGCCATAGTGCTCAGCCAGCGCCTGATAACTGTCGTTGATGACAGGCTCATAGCGATCGGCTTTTTTCACTGCGCTTCTGAGGTTATCGGGGATGAGCAGCTTCGGTACGCCGCCCAGGAAGGTCAGGCAACGGCTGTGGGCATTTAACCATGACATCATGTCCTGACCTTCGCACGCTTCAACATAGGTATAGTTGGACGCCCCCATTACAGCCACGAAGATTGCCACGCGGCGTATCTCTCCGGTGTCCGGATTAATAACAGGAAGCGTAGGACCACAGAAGTCGATAAAGAGCTTTTCGCCAGCACGATGCTCCTGTCGCATGGAGAGGCGTCGCGTTTTTTTCCACTTCCGGTAGCAACGGCAGAAGTGTGAGTATCCCATCGCTTTGTCACCCGCCTGTGCCTTGTATTCCATCCACAACAGTTGGCGCGTCACGCCAGGTTTTCTCATTTCCGTATCGAAGTACAGCATGTCAGGCATAACAAGCTCTGACGCAGAGGTGTCTTTGGGCGGGAAAATGAGTTTCTCCAGCGTGTCATGGGATATATCAGCAGGTAATGGCCATGACAGAGAAGAGGCTTTGAAGCGGGCAAGAACCTCAAAAACGGTTGAGGCGCTGATGTGTAACGTCAGTCCGATACAACGGTTAGTCAGCTTCTTATCGAACTTGAGCTGAAGGATCTTAAAACAAGTTTCCATAGTGCTCCTGGATTTTCTCTTTTTGGACATTGACGTCTCCACTGGTTTAAACACGGCAATGGAGACTGTGGTGAAAAGAGTTAATTCCCGGAGTGACTGGCGAATGCCAATCAATGATCGGAAGTATGCCAAATCGTGATCGATTGTGATGCCAAACTGTGATCGGAGATGGATGCCAAATCATGATCGATTCGAATGCCAAACTGCGATCGATTCAGATGCCATTTTGCATTATTTCATCCAGACTTCTGATTTCTCACAGGAAATTGTGAAAAAAAACAACATAAAAATGAACAAATTGGGAGTACGCTAACTCCGTTGTCGCAATAAATCACAGTAAGCTCTTCAGAAATAACAGTTCACAAGACTTACATCAGCAGTAGTTTTTGTAATGATTAACGTTAACTGTAGCGTTGAAAAGAAAAGTTTTGACGAAATATGGTGAACTAACAGAGCCTAACGAATAGCCCTATTACGCCGAGCTAATAGCGCTGCCAGCTAAACTTGCATGGAATGGTCCGCCACCGAGGACTCGAACCTCGCACAATCAACTTAGAAGGTTGATGCTCTATCCCGATGAGCTAGTGGCGGAATGGTGGCCCTTGCTGGATTTGAACCAGCGACCAGGCGATTATGAGTCGCTCGCTCTCACCACTGAGCTAAAGGGCCGATTGAAAAATATTGACTGAATCAGTTTAGCGCTGTAATCCACCCAACACAACCGTTTAAATCTTGTATGTCAGCTACAATCAAGTAAAAATATCTGAACAACAAGCAGAAAAGTCTATATCCCGGTTACTCATAATGTTTTAGCGCACTTTGACTATATTAATTTCAAATTCATCTGTATGTGCGCTATTAAGTATAACGAAATTCGTACTACCGTGCCTGTACGATTTTGATAAAACCAAGCGATCACCATAGCGAGCAAGAACGTAATACCAAACGCTCTCATAGTGAAGTGTCTGATACTCCTTCTTAAACTGAGGTTTGTACCATCCAGCAATAAGCGAAAACAACCAGAAATAGAGCATGAATCCGGCCATAACACACTCAATCTTGTGATGCCGAATAAAAGACACTTCAGAAATACATTTAACGTAAATAAACTTCCTGCCCGTTCTGACGAACATGGTAATTATTAATGCCACAATAGCGCATAAAACCAATGCATCTGGCACAAAGTGCTGATGAATTACCGAAAACTCCAGAGCCGGAGGAACAAAAAGCAACAATATCGCAAGAAAAAGCCTGACAGCACTCAAATCCTTCATATTATTTTTTTGTTTGATCCCCAGAAAGAAGACAATACCGATCCCCCATCCAGCCAAGAATATAACGATAACTGTGACAGCATAAAACAGGCTTCTGGCCACATCATCAACACCGGCCCCGACAACCCACCATGGAAAGCCATAGTAAAAGGAAGTACCCCAGCCATAGAAATAAGCACTTCCCCACCCAAGACACCCCATGTAAGCAACAAAAAGTGAAGAATTCCTGAGCAGAGTACTGTCACTCATAATCATCCTCTAACAACTTAACAACATTAACTCGCTTTACATAACAAAGAAAATTCCATGTAGTCAATAGGGTTCAGGAAAGGAGAAACTAAAATTGCATAGCCATCATAAAGTTTAACGTACCAACCTGCTTTTTCAGGTATAAAAAAACCAACCTCAAGGAAAGGCTGGCATAAGAAAAGTAAATAATGATTCCACTAAAACTTCGTCGCAGGAGGAATCCTGTGCCGCTTAACATACATAAAATTTAGACAACTAACAATCACAATATAAAATATTTAAGATTTCGTTATCAAAATACCAGTCAGTAGAGCGCCAGCTCTCCCGTAGATGGTTAAACATAACAACAAAACCCGCTCAATGGCGGGTTCTGGTGAAGTTCATGCGATTAATTCGCCACGCGATACAGCTTTGCGAAGCGTATCGGAATTGAAGCAGTTTATGCGTAAGAAATCAAGCCATTTTTTGAGCAAATGATTCTCGCATGGGAATGTATAGCGCACACTCAGCAACAGCCAACCAATTAGCAATTCGCTTTTCGCATGTGCTAAAACACCACTCTGGATACTGTTCGTTTAGTAACCCGGCCATCCTTCTCTTACTCATTCCTCGCCCCTCATACCGTTGTCGGAGGATGCTAATCAATCCCGGATGTTCTGCCAGCACCTCACTTATAACCCGATCAATACATAACGCCTCTGCATCAGTACAATGCGCCAGCCAGCTCTTTTGCTTACCATTGATCATCTCTCGCAAAAACGCTTCCAGCTCAGGTTTCTCTATTCCCGCTTTTTTCATTCTGCGCAGGGCTTCATTGATGGCTGTTTTCGTCAATTTTTTGGATGCCAACAACTGATTGAACATATTTCCTGACCTGCCACCACCAATATATGACCAGCGCCCCCACATACGTAGTTTTCCCTGAATCCAGACACTTTCCAGCGTAGTGAGACGAAGGTGTTCTCCGCTTTTTCCTGTATTCGTTGGGTAAATCATAAATATCCCTCCTTTCTCCAGATTTCTTGTGTGCGAAAAACACCTTCTGCATGCATCAGGCGTAATTCTTCTTTGGTGTAATCACTGGTTTTTACCCGCCCGTCGATTAAATCGTGGCACGATCTACAGGCAATCGCTGCCTGCATATCGTGTGGTTTTGTCGCTGTTCCGCACGTCCCCGCCAGTCGGTAATGCGCCAGCACAGAAGTTTCGGGATTGTGATTGCAGTAGCCAGGAATTCTGACGGTGCACATCTGCCCCCGCGCCGCTTTACGTAAATCCACCATTACGCAAACTCCAGTAACTGTGCGACCACATTTTCGACTTCCTCCGGAGAGGAAAATTTACGGAACAGGATCCAGTTCCACAGCACATTCAGTACAGATTTATAAACCTGCTGAAACTCGGTTTCGTCCATATTCGCAAAAGCGATGGATTTCGCCCGGCGTCCACGGCTACCGTCCGGATAAAAATGTTCGGTGTAAAATCCAGCCTGAATGGTTACCCACTCGCGAAAAGCCTCAAACGACTTTAGCAATGCCGTATCCCGGGTTCTGCGTGTCGCAACTGTATTCAGATATTGCTCTGCGGCATCACTCAGGGCTGGCGTGTGTTCCCGACCAACTGATTCGCACAGGTAATCAACGAAACCAGACAGCAGTTCTCGTTCGCGAGGCGTGATCGCCCCACCGACCGGAGTCCAGTAATCGAATCCCAGTTGCAGGAGTTTGAAAAAACGCTTGTGGAATGCGTAGTTACGCACACGCTTAAAGTCTGCGTGTATCCACTCACCTATTTTGATTTGATGCAGAAAATCGCAACTCTCCGGCGTCGCCGGGAGAAGTAAACCAGAAGAAGTTTGTTTGACCAGTTGTATATGCGCCATTTCTCAATCTCTCGATGGCGCAGTGCAGCAGATGCCAGTTGTTCAGGCTGGCTTACGAATTATAACTCATTCCCGAATCACCTTGAAACCGAGCCTTTCAAGGTATTCAATGAATGCCTCGATAGATAAAATTACATGATCATCAGGGATTAACGTTGTGTAGACAACTTTCCCATTCTCAACGCGCACAGCATAGAGGCCATTTTCACTAAAAATTTCACGCAATTCTTCGATTTTCATCTTCAGAATCCTTCCAGATAAATAGCTCTTCCCCTTCGGGGTCCATCACTCTTCTCCCTGCGCGCTACTTAAGTATTTTTGATTCTATTCCGGCATCGTCCATAACTTCAAACGTATTGAAAATAAAAACAAAAACCCGCCGAAGCGGGTAATACATTAATTAACATAATAATAAATCAGTTTCTGTACATCACTTATTAACATCTATGTTAATGTGATTATCTATAACAGCACTTTCAACATAAACACCAAGTTGCTGAACCATTGATGTATATATTGAGGACGATCCTGATACACTTTTAAAAGTTAAAACAAAGGAAACCTCTTGCTCTTCAAGCTCCCGTTGGTTATTTAACCCATACTGATACAAATCTCTAGCATATATCCTAGCATAAAGCCGAATTTTACACCCTGTTATATCTTTTCTCTTAAACGACTCTGCATGATGGCGAATAGGGCTCCATTTAGAAAGTTCATTTCTAGCTTTACGCTCATCAACAGAAGATTCTTTCATTGACCCAAGAAGGCTTTCTGTTTTTAGCGTTCCGTTAATTTCTTTTATTGCCTGTAACGAACATTGGAGCCTTGTCGAAAAATAGTTCTCACTTCCGAACTCAGAAACCTTAGGTTTTAGTATAGCTGTCAGAGATATCTCACCAACTAATTTACCATTAACTAACATCTCTGGAGGTAATGGAAGATCGTTCCAATAATAAGCAGCCCCAGCCTTTAACTTAGATATCCACGTTAATGTGACACTGCCATCTTTACAATACCATGGCAGTAAATCGCCATCCCAAGGAGTCCCCCATCCTAATGCATCATCATGAGAAAGCAACTCACTCCTGTTAATCAATAATGCCCTAACCAAATCAGGAGTGGCATTTTTAATATTCGAAAAGGTATGAGCAGCAATAGATGAAACTAATGGAGCACTAAAACTTGTTCCGATATCTACTGTTCCACCTATCACCCTAACTCGAGAAAACCATGATAACTCAGGTTTTTTCATTCCTGCAGGAGCAGGGCCTTTCCGACTTAAAGGACAGCCATCTGAAGGCATTCCTTCATGATTGGCCGTTCTCCCACTTACTGTAATTCCTGACTCACAATCTGCGGGCGGACAAAGATTTTTTTGTTTTTCGTTCTTTGAAACATTACCGATAGATATTACAGGCAGAATACCAAATTCTCGAGCCAACAAACTGATTTTATGTCCCAGATAACTTATCTCATTACAGTTATAATGAGGAGCGTCTTCATTAAACGAAAGATTCCAGACCTTGGCGATAGATGACGTTTTGTCAGCAACCATTCTTAAATAATTTAAAAATTGATCCGGAGTTGGTTGTTTCAACACTCCCCTTTTCGCAATAGCCTGTGCACTTATATAGCTACATTGCAATTTAGGTAAGTTTAAATTATTATTCCAAGCATAACCGTGACATAACAACGATACAACTTTATTACCATGTTTACAATCTGCATCATGATCTGGAATTAGCGGATTTAGTTTATATATATTTAAATTTGAATATGATTTCGCATTACACCCACCATCAATTACAACTACAGTTGGCATTTTCTTATCCCCCAATATTGGTGGAACAGGTTCAGCCCCATTACCAGGAGGAGTATCTGTTACGTTTAGCGGTGATACAGGATCTATACGATACACAGCACTGCTATTCAGTATCCTGTTTAAACTATCTTTAGTCTCTACAGTGACGGTAACGGATGCTTGACCTGATTTACGATACTTTTTTATCGCTTCAATAAGTAACGGTGGAACTATGACTATATTATCCCCGCCAACAGCAGCATCTTGATTTATAGTTTTTATGTCAAAATCTGAATAACCAAAAGCGATGATACCATCATTTAAAAATTTAAAAAAGTTGAAACTACAGACTCTCTAGAAAGCTCATCAAAAAAAGGCATAAGCCACATATTAAATTGAAATGTATTCAAAGCCTTAACTGTATTCCAGAGCGAATCAAGGCTACTATTTCGCAATGTACAAGATGAATCAAAAAGACTAACACTTCTAACCCTTGAAATATCCACAAGATCAGTAATAGCTTTTGCATTATTAATTTTATTTTTCAACTTCAATAAAGCATTGCTATTGACCTCAATTAAATATCCATTGTATGCTGGTGCAACTATCTTACATTCAACACTGGGACAGAATAATGAATCTGGTATAAACGATGGTGCATATGAGTCCTCAAACATACTTGTTACTATATGATACTTACCACGATGTTTAACTATTTCACCTTCTGTTCTTAATATGGAATCTATCTCTGAGGATAAAACTTCACGCTGTTGTTTCAACCGTGAATCAACAATATTTTTACGACTTTTCCCTCCAACAGGAATCGCCTCTGGCGTTGGTGGCTTCAATAAAGTAATTATTGGGTTTAAAATTTTAGCTTTATTTTCACTGACCATAATTATTCCTTGAAATAACCTGATATAGTTTGCCTGCTCACATTTAAAAGTCTACCGATATCTGCCTGTGATAATTTAAACTTAGATAATTCCTTCGCTAAATTTTTCTTAACACTCGAATTTATATCCTTACCAAAAGGAATTGCTGTACTATCTGCAACGCTATTCAATATAGCATAAACAACAGATGGTATATCCAGTCCATTGCCAGATAAAACACTATGCCTTCTTGCAGATAAACTGATATTTTCAATATCAGCACCTGTTAGCCCAGTTGATATGATAGATAACATTTTACTTAGAAATGAATCCGTATCATCTCTAAATAAAAAATGTTCCCACATAGCACATCTGACATCTTGTCCAGGCAAACCAAAGCTAATTTTATATGGGAAACGTCTCCAAATTGCTGGATCCAATAGCTTCGAATGATTAGTTGCAGCAATGACAATAGCAGAATCATCAAGAGAATCCAGTCCTTGGATTAATGTGTTAACAACTCTTTTTAACTCTCCAACTTCCTGATTGTCATCACGAAGCTTAGCAACCGCATCTACTTCATCAAGAAATAACACACCATCTTTTGTCGGGACGAAGTCAAAAATCTGTCTTAGGTTCTTCGCTGTATCACCTAACAGAGAAGAAATAACAGAGTCAAGCCGAACAACATAGAGCGGTTTGTTTAATTTGGATGCGATATGACCAGCGACTAATGTCTTACCTGTTCCTGGCGGACCAGAAAGAAGTAAATTCAATTTACCTGGAATTCCATTCTCTATAAGTTCATTCTGATGGATAACATTCTGAATAAAAGCATGAAAAATATGCTGTGATTCATCAGAAAGAAATAAAGGCGTTGCAGGCCATTCGACTTCTTCCACTAAAGGCATCCTTGATTTCGGATCTAAGGGCAAACTGTCCGTATAACCAGAGCTACGTAATGGTACCCCTTTTTTACGGATGATAGACTTAATTTGCTTTGCTAAGTCAGCATCCTGAGCGCTAATTGCGCGAACAATGCGATTACTAACACTACGAACTTCGCTGTAATTCGCATCCAGTGATGCCTTTATAAGATCAATTAAATCCTCATGGTTAATCTTCATGCAATCTCTCATTATACTTTGACAAGTCATATATTGTAATCGTCACGCATTTTCCATTCATCGTCAATAAAATATTTGTAATTGTCAACCGGGTGACCAGACATTAGCCCTCATTCGTCGATTATTTCCTCATAAAAATCATCGCAAGCCAACATTCGAACGCCAGCTCTCCCAGTTAAAATTCACCCAGCGTCCGCCGTTCATGGTCATGCGATCCATAATCCGCTCGCCGAGCAATGTTTTCATGGCCTCATAGTTCAGGTTTGTCAGCATCCCCACGCTGCGCATCGACGCTGTCCGGCGATCAACAATCTGGTGCAGCACCACCTGCTCGTTTTTTGTCTCGCGCTGAATGCCAATTTCATCAAGAACCAGCAGATCCACTTGGCACAGTTCCCGCAAAAATTTTTCGCCTGATTGCCCGTCGTCATAGCTGGCGTGTAGAGCACTCATGACATCAGCCACGGTAACCACAATCACTGTCTGGCCATCTTTCAGCAGGCGATTCCCGATAGCCGCCGCCAGATGGTTTTTTCCGGTACCAGGTTTTCCGCTGAACGCAAAATTTGTACACCCGGTCATCAGTTCATCAGCGATAGATTTCGCCTGGTTCAACGCGTATCGCTGACCGTCGTTCTGCACCTGGTAATTCGCAAACGAGCATTTGCGGTGCAATGGCTGGATGCCAGAGCGGTTCAGAATTTTTTCCACCCGCAACTGACGATTCTGACGGTTGATCTCCTCACAACGTTTCTGGCCTTCGGAAAGTTGCCACTCGCGCCACTCCGCTACCGTTTTGAATGGGGCGGTTACATGTGGCGGGGCCAGTCTGCGGATACGTTCAAGAATGCCGCCTGCCGCAATATTTTTCATGGTCAGTTACCCCCTGAAGCCTGGCGGGATCGCACTATCCGGTAACGAGACGGTGTTAACCTGTCGGAGTAACGTCTCAGGTCGAACACCTTTTGGCGCGAACAAGCCCTGGTATTCATTGGCGATGCTGTATCGAATCACCTGCTCAGGTGAAAAACCCTGCTGGCGGAATTTTTCCAGCTCCCGTATCGCCCCGTTAGCGCCCTGCTCCGTTCGAATCGGTTTACGCAATGCCTGGCGAAATTCAACCCACTCACGCCAAAGCGAGACAGAAATCCAGTTCGGCAAAGCAATATCCAGAGGGTCAAACTTTTTAACACCTCGATTCCCCCGGGGGGGATTTAGGGGGGGATCTGTTTTTAGATCTTTATCTGTATCTTTATTAGTTGCCTTTGTGTTGACATCATGTTCAAACACCACTTCAACATCTGTTTGAACACCTGTTAAATTTCTCTCTTGTTTTGTTTGAACATCTGCTTCCTTTCTGCTTCTTCTGGCCTGAACAGATGCTTTTCCTGCGGCTGATTTTTTGGTTAATTTTTCCCTGACTGATGCCAGATCTTCCTCAATCCGAAGATGCACCCATTCCTCGCCGTTATCGCAAAAAAACTCCTGCAAGGATGGTTCAACATCAGCCCATCGCTCGTTAGTCAGACGGGCAATTTTTGCCAGCCTGTTTTTAGGTATTGGCTTTCCTGTTTGCCAGTAATTGAACATCAGCAACAAATACGCACCATGCTCCTCTGCTGACAAATGCATGGTGTCAGCCAGGTAATCAGCTATGTACAGTTGCATGTATGGTAATGCGGCCATAATTGCCCCGTATGATGCTGCCCGGTGGCTTAGAATAAGCACAAACAGCATGGAAACTTTTGCTTAATGAACAATGACAGAATCGTCGGAAGAACCGCCGCCGCTGAAATGCGCTTTCCGGTAAACGGCCTGGACTGCATCATCATGCGCATCAATTGCCGTACTTAACGCTTCCTGCGCCGCCAGTAATGCACGGCGTTCCAGGGTATCGAAGATGCAGAGTCGGTGACGCAGCTCGCGCGGAAGGATTGCCAGAATTGCTGGGATCAGCTTCTGAATTTTTTCTCTTTGCGTTTTCGTTTCACCTTTCAACCAACGGTGATAGATATTCTGCTGATTGTTCCAGTCCTTGCCTGGAACCAGGGGCAATTCGCCGCCCCCCTGGCGCAGATATTCTTCAGTAATTGCATTGGCTACCCATGCCTGCCCTTTTTCGGCTGCTAGGGCAAACAACACTGATTCGATGTGCTCATGCTTGATTTTCATGAATCATTTGCCTCTTGATGTTTCAGGTATGATCAAATGAGGATTTGTTACTGTCATTTAGTTGCTTCACTGACATATTCTGCGAACAACATGCCGAACGTCGTAAATATGACCAGTCAATATCAGGACGAAGTTCTTCGCACAGAACCTCACCTCTTGTTGCACGTTCAATTGCTGGACATCTCTCGGCAGGCAATTGACGTACCCCTTTGATCCATTGATTTACGCTTGGAGGTGATACACCTAAAAGCCTAGCCATTGCTGATTGCCCACCGACAACAGCACAAGCTTGCTTGAATGAATAGTTCTCTTTTTTCATCGAATGAACTCCAAAAACACACAGAAATATTAGGCGACGCCTAACGCAATTGTCAATAGGCTGTGCCTAATGCGGTAAGGGTAGGGATTGCCTAATGTAATGCGCATAGGAGAATATTAAGCAATGCTTAGTGGTAAAGACTTAGGCCGAGCGATAGAGCAGGCCATTAACAAAAAAATCGCATCGGGATCCGTCAAATCAAAGGCGGAGGTCGCACGCCACTTCAAAGTCCAACCACCATCAATTTATGACTGGATTAAGAAAGGCTCTATAAGTAAAGATAAACTTCCAGAATTATGGCGTTTCTTTTCTGATGTTGTTGGTCCAGAGCATTGGGGGCTTAACGAATACCCCATACCAACTCCCACCAATTCAGATACAAAAAGTGAACTTTTAGATATAAACAACCTTTATCAAGCAGCCTCTGATGAAATAAGAGCGATTGTAGCTTTCCTGTTATCTGGAAATGCTACAGAACCAGATTGGGTTGACCACGATGTTCGCGCCTACATAGCAGCGATGGAAATGAAAGTGGGTAAGTATCTGAAAGCTCTAGAATCTGAACGGAAAAGCCAGAACATCACAAAAACTGGAACTTAAACTTATATGGTCTGACGGAAAACTCCTGGATTCCGTTATTTAACCCCCCCATCACTTTCTGCTGTCGCCATCACCTATTAGGTTACGCTCAAAACATTAGGCATAGCCTATTGACAATCAATTAGGCATTACCTATAGTTCCAGCATACCACCCACCCCGCCCCACAGAACGCCGGGCAATACTTCGAGTTACCAGGCAGTGGTAAGGGGTTAAGTAGCCAGCCCGAGGCGTATGAACATGACGGCGGGATTCAAATTTTGCAGTGCAGCAGTTAGTTCCGCCACCCGGCGTTAAGGGGAGAGATAAGATGGTGCATTACGAAGTAGTTCAGTATTTGATGGATTGTTGCGGTATCACTTACAACCAGGCTGTGCAGGCTTTACGCAGCAACGACTGGGATCTCTGGCAGGCAGAAGTCGCTATACGTAGCAACAAGATGTGAGATTCGCAAAATGCAAAAAATCGACCTCGGCAACAACGAATCCCTGGTGTGCGGCGTGTTCCCCAACCAGGATGGAACGTTCACTGCCATGACGTATACCAAAAGCAAAACATTTAAAACCGAAACTGGTGCGCGCCGATGGTTGGAGAAGCACACAGTAAGCTAACGATTAAAACGTCTACTCCTGCTGTTCCAGAATAACTTCATAAAATGGGAGTATTTTTCGGTGACGAGATAATAAGAACAGTTTGCGCTATCACTCTGATGTTGAATGATGCCCTTCCGTTCTAATTTTTTCATAACCGGGTTACGGCAAGGAGAAGTGATAATAAGATTTCCTGTTTTAAGGAAATCTTTAAATACAGCGATTTCTTTCTCAGATAAACGAAGCAATACTCGTTGCTCTGGTAGTAATGAATAATGCTTTTGAATATGTGCTCGCAATCTTGAGAAGGAAATGGCGACCACGAAAGAAAAGGCAAAAACGATAATCTGAAAGAGCCAAGGTATTTCAGTATAAGCATTGAATGCGACAGTAAACTCTTTCGGTATCAGCCAGAGAGTGAGACCAAAAATGATAATCGTATACATAAGTCTTTCGAGTGGCTCGTTAGCAAAAAGTTTCAACAATGGAGTAAATACATCCAACATATCAATAACTCTCAACTGTAAGGGTATTGAAATGTTAACACAAGCTCTCGCTGTAGGGGTATAGCCGAGACCACCGAAGCCCGGAGGTGGTGAAATAAAACCGGGCACAACACGAAGGCGCATTTCCGATATCCATAAAGAGTCGGTCTTGTCTGTTAAATTTAAATGGTGGGAGTGCGCCTCCGGTTGTAAATAACGACATTGCTGTGTGTAGTCCTGGCGGCATCAGTTTTTTTCTTGAAGTTCGGCTGATGTCCGCCCTTTTTAAAGTGAATTTTGTGATGCGGTGAATGCGGCTAAGCGCACGTGGCACAGTTAAAAGTCATGTTAGTCCTTATTGGTTTGGGTGGGAAAGCCGACTGTAATTGTTAACTGGTTGCAGTCACCTGGAGGCACCAGGCACCGCATCAACAAAGTTCATTTGTAAAAATGGAGATAATTATGATTGCACATCACTTCGGAACTGATGAAATACCACGTCAGTGTGTGACTCCTGGCGATTATGTTCTTCATGAAGGCCGGACATATATTGCCTCGGCAAACAATATTAAAAAGCGAAAACTATATATTCGTAACCTGACCACAAAAACATGCATTACTGACCGCATGATTAAAGTCTTCCTCGGTCGTGATGGTTTACCTGTAAAGGCGGAGTCATGGTGATGACTAAGAAAATAAAATGTGCTTACCACCTTTGCAAAAAAGACGTTGAAGAAAGCAAAGCTATTGAAAGAATGCTTCACTTCATGCACGGGATTTTATCAAAAGACGAACCGAGAAAATATTGCAGTGAAGCTTGTGCCGAAAAAGACCAGATGGCACATGAACTTTAATTAATTGACTATTCGAAACTGAATTTATGCCAGAAATGGCAGGTATTCGCTCAACCTTAATTAAGGAGAAAAACATGATTACCAATTATGAAGCCACTGTTGTAACTACCGATGACATTGTTCACGAGGTGAATCTGGAAGGAAAGCGCATTGGCTACGTAATTAAAACAGAAAATAAAGAAACCCCATTCACTGTGGTTGATATCGATGGTCCATCAGGCAACGTAAAAACACTTGATGAAGGTGTCAAAAAAATGTGCCTGGTGCATATCGGAAAGAATCTGCCCGCAGAAAAAAAAGCCGAATTTCTGGCAACTCTAATTGCAATGAAATTAAAAGGTGAAATCTGAAAGAAATAGCCTGCGTATGGCGCAGGCTATGAACAGTGTGTATCCGGCAAGATCATTCACTGAACAAAACGAATTTTAATCTGAGTTGAGGTTAAAAAACAATGAGCACAAAACCACTCTTCCTGTTACGGAAAGCGAAAAAATCATCCGGTGAACCTGACGTCGTCCTGTGGGCAAGCAACGATTTTGAATCGACCTGTGCCACTCTGGACTACCTGATCGTTAAGTCAGGTAAAAAACTGAGCAGCTATTTTAAAGCTGTTGCCACGAATTTTCCTGTCGTTAATGACCTGCCCGCTGAAGGTGAGATCGATTTTACCTGGAGTGAACGCTATCAACTCAGCAAAGACTCCATGACATGGGAACTAAAACCGGGAGCAGCACCAGACAACGCTCACTATCAAGGCAATACCAACGTCAACGGCGAAGACATGACTGAGATTGAGGAGAATATGCTACTCCCAATTTCTGGCCAGGAACTGCCCATTCGTTGGCTTGCTCAACACGGCAGCGAAAAACCGGTAACGCACGTTTCACGCGACGGACTCCAGGCATTACACATTGCTCGGGCTGAAGAACTACCGGCTGTTACTGCCCTGGCTGTTTCCCACAAAACCAGCCTGCTCGACCCGCTGGAAATTCGCGAACTCCACAAACTGGTTCGTGACACTGACAAAGTTTTCCCTAATCCTGGTAATTCAAACCTGGGACTGATAACTGCTTTTTTCGAAGCATACCTGAACGCTGACTACACCGATCGAGGACTGCTGACAAAAGAGTGGATGAAGGGTAATCGTGTTTCACACATCACTCGCACGGCTTCCGGTGCTAATGCTGGCGGCGGAAACCTCACCGATCGCGGCGAAGGTTTCGTACACGATCTGACGTCACTGGCGCGCGACGTAGCCACTGGCGTACTGGCCCGTTCAATGGATCTGGACATCTATAACCTTCATCCGGCACACGCTAAACGCATTGAGGAAATTATCGCTGAAAATAAACCGCCCTTTTCTGTTTTCCGCGACAAATTCATCACCATGCCTGGCGGGCTGGATTATTCCCGCGCCATCGTGGTTGCGTCCGTAAAAGAAGCACCAATTGGGATCGAGGTCATCCCCGCGCACGTCACTGAATATCTGAACAAAGTACTGACTGAAACCGATCATGCCAACCCTGATCCGGAAATCGTGGATATTGCCTGCGGTCGCTCCTCTGCCCCGATGCCGCAGCGAGTAACAGAAGAAGGAAAACAGGATGATGAAGAAAAACCGCAACCATCTGGAACAACGGCAGTTGAACAGGGAGAGGCTGAAACAATGGAACCGGACGCAACTGAACATCATCAGGACACGCAGCCGCTGGATGCTCAGTCACAGGTAAATTCTGTTGATGCGAAATATCAGGAACTGCGGGCAGAACTCCATGAAGCCCGGAAAAACATTCCATCAAAAAATCCTGTCGATGCCGATAAATTGCTTGCTGCATCACGTGGTGAATTTGTTGACGGAATTAGCGACCCGAACGATCCGAAATGGGTAAAGGGGATCCAGACTCGCGATTGTGTGTACCAGAACCAGCCAGAAACGGAAAAAACCAGCCCAGATATGAATCAACCTGAGCCAGTAGTGCAACAGGAACCGGAAATAGCCTGCAATGCCTGCGGCCAGACTGGCGGGGATAACTGCCCTGACTGTGGTGCGGTGATGGGCGACGCAACATACCAGGAAACATTCGATGAAGAGAGTCAGGTTGAAGCTAAGGAAAATGATCCGGAGGAAATGGAAGGCGCTGAACATCCGCACAATGAGAATGCTGGTAGCGATCCGCATCGCGATTGCAGTGATGAAACTGGCGAAGTCGCAGATCCCGTAATCGTAGAAGACATAGAGCCAGGTATTTATTACGGAATTTCGAATGAGAATTACCACGCGGGTCCCGGTATCAGTAAGTCTCAGCTCGATGACATTGCTGATACTCCGGCACTATATTTGTGGCGTAAAAATGCCCCCGTGGACACCACAAAGACAAAAACGCTCGATTTAGGAACTGCTTTCCACTGCCGGGTACTTGAACCGGAAGAATTCAGTAACCGCTTTATCGTAGCACCTGAATTTAACCGCCGTACAAACGCCGGAAAAGAAGAAGAGAAAGCGTTTCTGATGGAATGCGCAAGCACAGGAAAAACGGTTATCACTGCGGAAGAAGGCCGGAAAATTGAACTCATGTATCAAAGCGTTATGGCTTTGCCGCTGGGGCAATGGCTTGTTGAAAGCGCCGGACACGCTGAATCATCAATTTACTGGGAAGATCCTGAAACAGGAATTTTGTGTCGGTGCCGTCCGGACAAAATTATCCCTGAATTTCACTGGATCATGGACGTGAAAACTACGGCGGATATTCAACGATTCAAAACCGCTTATTACGACTACCGCTATCACGTTCAGGATGCATTCTACAGTGACGGTTATGAAGCACAGTTTGGAGTGCAGCCAACTTTCGTTTTTCTGGTTGCCAGCACAACTATTGAATGCGGACGTTATCCGGTTGAAATTTTCATGATGGGCGAAGAAGCAAAACTGGCAGGTCAACAGGAATATCACCGCAATCTGCGAACCCTGTCTGACTGCCTGAATACCGATGAATGGCCAGCTATTAAGACATTATCACTGCCCCGCTGGGCTAAGGAATATGCAAATGACTAAGCAACCACCAATCGCAAAAGCCGATCTGCAAAAAACTCAGGGAAACCGTGCACCAGCAGCAGTTAAAAATAGCGACGTGATTAGTTTTATTAACCAGCCATCAATGAAAGAGCAACTGGCAGCAGCTCTTCCACGCCATATGACGGCTGAACGTATGATCCGTATCGCCACCACAGAAATTCGTAAAGTTCCGGCGTTAGGAAACTGTGACACTATGAGTTTTGTCAGTGCGATCGTACAGTGTTCACAGCTCGGACTTGAGCCAGGTAGCGCCCTCGGTCATGCATATTTACTGCCTTTTGGTAATAAAAACGAAAAGAGCGGTAAAAAGAACGTTCAGCTAATCATTGGCTATCGCGGCATGATTGATCTGGCTCGCCGTTCTGGTCAAATCGCCAGCCTGTCAGCCCGTGTTGTCCGTGAAGGTGACGAGTTTAGCTTCGAATTTGGCCTTGATGAAAAGTTAATACACCGCCCGGGAGAAAACGAAGATGCCCCGGTTACCCACGTCTATGCTGTCGCAAGACTGAAAGACGGAGGTACTCAGTTTGAAGTTATGACGCGCAAACAGATTGAGCTGGTGCGCAGCCTGAGTAAAGCTGGTAATAACGGGCCGTGGGTAACTCACTGGGAAGAAATGGCAAAGAAAACGGCTATTCGTCGCCTGTTCAAATATCTGCCCGTATCAATTGAGATCCAGCGTGCAGTATCAATGGATGAAAAGGAACCACTGACAATCGATCCTGCAGATTCCTCTGTATTAACCGGGGAATACAGTGTAATCGATAATTCAGAGGAATAATTCAGCCTGGCGGTGTAATGCACCGCCAACTTGAAATATTTTTTATGAGAAAGATTATGAGATATGACAATGTTAAACCATGTCCATTTTGTGGTTGTCCATCAGTAACGGTGAAAGCCATTTCAGGATATTACCGAGCGAAGTGTAACGGATGCGAATCCCGAACCGGTTATGGTGGAAGTGAAAAAGAAGCACTCGAAAGATGGAATAAACGAACCACTGGAAATAATAATGGAGGTGTTCATGTATAAAATTACCGCCACTATTGAAAAGGAAGGTGGCACTCCTACTAACTGGACAAGATATTCAAAATCTAAACTAACGAAATCAGAATGCGAAAAAATGCTCTCAGGTAAAAAAGAAGCAGGCGTTTCCAGAGAGCAGAAAGTAAAACTGATAAATTTTAATTGCGAGAAACTTCAGTCCTCGAGAATTGCATTGTATTCAAATTAAAACTTCATAGCTGATTATTAATAATCAACATCGGGCGTCAATTTCAGTCTAACATTGGCGCCTGCCAGAGGTGATGCGATGGCACAAGTAATCTTTAATGAAGAGTGGATGGTTGAATACGGCCTGATGCTTCGCACTGGTCTGGGGGCCAGACAAATTGAAGCATACCGCCAGAACTGTTGGGTGGAGGGCTTCCACTTCAAACGAGTATCTCCTTTAGGTAAGCCAGACAGCAAACGAGGGATTATCTGGTACAACTATCCAAAGATAAATCAGTTTATCAAAGACTCATGATATGTCTAAATTACCAACAGGTGTCGAGATTAGAGGTAGATACATTCGCATCTGGTTCATGTTTCGAGGAAAACGATGTCGGGAAACATTAAAAGGCTGGGAGATTACAAACAGTAATATTAAAAAGGCCGGAAATTTAAGAGCGCTGATAGTTCATGAAATAAACTCCGGTGAATTTGAGTATTTAAGACGTTTTCCCCAGTCCAGCACTGGGGCAAAAATGGTGACAACGAGAGTCATAAAAACGTTCGGAGAGCTTTGTGATATCTGGACAAAAATTAAAGAGACAGAGTTAACAACAAACACAATGAAGAAAACGAAATCACAATTAAAAACACTCAGAATAATAATTTGTGAAAGTACCCCGATATCACATATTCGTTATAGCGATATCTTAAACTACCGGAATGAACTGCTGCATGGAGAAACGCTTTACCTGGATAATCCAAGATCCAACAAAAAAGGAAGAACCGTGCGCACAGTTGATAACTATATCGCCCAGCTCTGTTCGCTGTTGCGTTTTGCGTATCAGTCGGGATTTATATCAACCAAACCATTTGAAGGAGTAAAAAAATTACAGCGAAACAGAATAAAGCCTGATCCGTTATCTAAAACAGAATTCAATGCATTAATGGAAAGTGAAAAAGGACAGAGCCAGAACTTGTGGAAATTTGCCGTTTACTCCGGGCTTCGTCACGGGGAACTGGCTGCTCTGGCGTGGGAGGATGTGGATTTCGAGAAGGGAGTTGTGAATGTCAGAAGAAACCTGACGATACTGGATATGTTCGGTCCCCCAAAAACAAATGCGGGGATCCGGACGGTAACACTACTGCAGCCTGCTCTTGAAGCACTGAAGGAGCAATACAAACTGACCGGGCATCATCGCAAAAGCGAAATCACTTTTTATCATCGGGAGTACGGCAGAACCGAAAAGCAAAAACTGCATTTTGTTTTCATGCCCAGAGTGTGTAACGGAAAACAGAAACCTTATTACTCGGTAAGCAGTTTGGGTGCGAGATGGAATGCAGCAGTAAAACGTGCTGGTATTCGCCGCCGTAATCCGTACCATACGCGGCATACTTTTGCCTGCTGGCTGTTGACGGCAGGAGCGAACCCGGCGTTTATAGCCAGCCAGATGGGGCATGAAACTGCGCAGATGGTGTATGAAATTTACGGTATGTGGATTGATGACATGAACGACGAACAGGTAGCCATGTTGAATGCGCGGTTATCGTAG